TTACGCCTTCCCCCCTTGCAGCCAGTACAGGTCGTGCGTCAACACGACACCTCGGACAGTCTGACCAATCGTGCCAATCTGCTGAAGGTAGGAAGCTGCATCAGCTGCAGTATCACCCGCCCTGCGCTTGTCCACGACGGTCGCTGTGCCTGCACCAATCGTCACCGGGCCGATAAAGCTCACGCCGAATCCGGCTCCCAGGGCGTCATTGATGGTGATGGTCTGCCCTGCCGCTTGAGTGTCGATATTGAGGCTGCCATCGGCGGGCACTAATGTGTAGGCGCCGGTGATCTGCTTGGTTACGCCCTGGTTCTGCGCCCACACCACCTGCATCGCACTCAGTGATGCCGCCGCATCACCGTCATCCAGCAGCCGGTGCATGGCTCCGTTTCGCCAGGTGTACAGCCCTCCGTTCGGTGTGTTCAGGACATATAGGACGTCGGGCCGCCCGTCCTTCATGTATAGGACGTCTTGCGGGGTGATGCGTTGAATTTCCATGGTGGTTCCTTTGGGACGTAAAAAAGCCCGCGCAGGGCGGGCTGGAGTGGTGGTACGGATGCCAGTCAGGTGGACCGGCCGGGATGTGAGCAGGGTGGCGCTCGTACAGGAATCGACAAAGCTGTAACGCTGCGTAAGATGGACGCGCGCACTTTCGCGCGGCGGAGACAAATCAATGAAAACAGCAATCCTTGCAGCCGTCCTGGCTGCGACCGCATTAGCCTGTCCGGCCTGGGCAAAGGGTGGCGGGCACAGCGGTGGCAGCAGAAGCTACAGCGCGCCGCGCAGCTACAGCGGCAGTAGCTCGACCGGCAGCCATTCGATCCAGGGCTACACGAAGCAGAACGGCACCTACGTCGCGCCGGCCCATGCGACCAATCCGAATGCCACCAAGAACGACAACTGGACGACCAGAGGAAACGTGAACCCGTATACAGGCGCGCCCGGTACTCGGAATCCAGACGGAGGCTGATCCGCCATCGCGGCTAGCGGGCGGTGACTTCGACCGGCGCGGGCGTGCCGCGCAGTTGCTGCGCCAGCGTTGGCTTGCTGGTTGACTTCTCCAGATCGCGCATCGCGTCGTTCAATGCGCGCATCTGCAGCTGGCGGGCTTTATTAAACTGGTGCACGCAATAAAAGGGCCGCCATGTCTACGAGAGATCTTTCCAACCTCTACTCCGCCTTCGAAATTCCGGCCATGCCTGAACTTCCGGAATTTGAGATTCCACCCTCCATCGGCGAACAATCATTTGACGACATCAAGCGTGAGCTTGAAGCATTCGAATTGACGCTTAATCCTGATGAAGAGGTTGGAGCTTGGCTCGCATCGTTTGGAACGTCCGTCCAAATCACCGTTCGAGCGGTCGCGCACGCTGGCGAATACTTCAGATTCGAAGGCGTAAGCAGCGATGGTCAGCAAGTTAGCCTGCTTCAGCATCGTTCGCAGGTTTCGTTGCTTCTGCTCAAAGTCAAGCGCGACCCCGAGCAGCCCGCGCGGCGAATTGGATTTCTAGAATAAGTGGCGACGAGCGCCCATGCGGCGGCGCCCGTTGAGATTTTCAGGGGCCGGCGCTTGCGCGTCAAACGGTGCGTGGCGCAGAATGCCGCCGACCATGAGCGACAACCGCAACAGAGACATCGGGGCAAAGCGCGTGCACCAGCGCAGCAGACCAGATTGCGACTGCTGGCATTGCACATCCGGTGCCGTCAAGCTCCGGGTCGTGAAACAACGAGCGGACCGTTCCCTTGAGCGCAGCGAATTCAGAATAGTGCCGAGGCCGCTCGCACCCCCTGAGGCGTAACCGTAGGCTTGGCATGCGTAGGACGGAATGAGTCGAAACTCTCTCCATTCGCACCGGACTCCCCATTTCGCCAGCGCAGGCTGATCACCCAACTTCCCGCCTTCAGAGCCCTGGCCACGGATGCGGTCTCAGGCACTCCGGCTGGCTGCCATACCCCGCACCGGCTGATCTACGGGGCTTCGTGGATCAGGTTGCCCTGCGGGGCTTATGGCCCAGTCGTGTTGTTGCGTACATGCGCAACAGTTTTAGAAAGCTCGAACGCTAGCTGTGAGTCAGCTTCATGCGTTACAGGTTCGGCCATGCCACTCATGGCGCCGTAAATCATTGAGGAATAAGACGTCCGCGTACGATATTTCGCTTGCACAACAGGGACTTCTTTTCCAAAAAAATGCAGTTTGACATATCCGTCAAGCGTATCTCCCACAGCAACGGGAAGCAACGAATCTGCAATTTTTTGGCTTGCATACAAATCCGGAAGGTCGTCTAGATCGACTTTGGCGGGCGTTATTAACTTCACCGGCAATCCTACCGTTGCGCCAAACTGCAAATTAAAAGCCTCGCAAATTGCTCTGGATGCGGGGTAAGGCTTGCCGGTGACTTTGAAAACGAGACGGGTTTCTGTTCCAGATATTGATTGAGGCAAAAGCCAAAAACGTTCCAGGTGCCTACGCGACAAGTCAAACTCATCTGGATCAGTAGTGGGAGTGGCAGCAGTAACATCCTTAGTTGGAACCATTCGCTCCAAATCGCGCTTAATTTTTGCAGCCAAGTCATCTTCGTCTCGAAAAGAGTCGATAGTATGCCTCTCTCGCAAAACTCTCTTAAATGCCTGCAGCTTATCTCTTGCGTCGCCATGGTCAATGAATTTGACAGGAAATAACGCATTTTCCTCATCCACGAGATAGATCAAAATTTCTTTTTTTAGCTCTAACGCCCGCTCATATTCGAGTTGAGTAAATGACTTTCCAGAAGTCTGATCCAACGATCCATGACGGAATGCGATGATGCCGAGATAAATATCTGACTGTTCTAATTCAGCGATACACGTTTCAAGCGGAGTTTCGGATCGCGCACCAAATGCCTCCATTCCCCGGACGGTGACATCAAATTTTGCCAAGAGGTCCCACACCGCCTTACGGTGATTTTTCAGATCGACGAACGTAGACGAAACAAAAACCGTTTTAGTCATTTATTTTTTCGCGGTTGCGCCTTGCTATTTCCACTCACGAAGGCCGAATTTTTTCTGCCGGTTCCGCTGTAGCTTCAGAAGGCACTGATCCAGCGCCACTCTTGCCCTTGACATTGCGCCGGGGAAGCGTCTTGCGGGTCGGCTCGGCATCCAGCTGCTGACGGGAGGCTTCGCGGATTTGGGATTCTTGGGCGGGGGAGGAGAGCGGAGCTTCGTCTAACGGGATATCAACGACGTGGTAATACTGGTACTCGGAAAGCATTCGCCGCACACGATCTGCAACAGCGGCTCTCACTATGACGCTCTGCTCCTGCGGCTCCCAATCCAATTTGGCCCGAAACAGGTGATTAACTACACCAAGGTCATCGCCGAAGATTTCAAGCCGTCCGTCAGATAGCGACTTGAGATACAGCGTGCGCACTTGCGGAATCCGCGCCGCCAGTGCTGCTTCTATGTTCGCTCTTCGCAGGTGAGCGGCCAACGGGGGAACTTTGTGCCTCGTCATGTCGACCTCTGGAGGCTCGAGCTCGATTTCGCTCGGGTCAAAGCTCCCCTGCAGTCGCATCACTATCTCGGAACTCAAGCTGCGCCCGCTGGCCTTGGCCTGCTCAATGAGCATTTGATGCAGATCGAGCGGCAGAAGTAGCTTGTATTGAATTTTTTCAGATGTCATCGCCCAGCCCTTGCCATGCGGACAACTTTTGTCCATACTTCATTTCGGACAATAGTTGTCCTTTAAAGGAGTTTGAACCATGGCGGTTGATAAGGAAGAGGTGGGACAAGCTATGTCCCAAGTGAAAGTGAATCTACCATCTTCGGTGCATCGGACCTTAAAAATTCGAGCCGCAAGCAACGTTCGAAGTCTCTCGGGTGAAATTGCCTACCTGCTGCAACGCGGTCTCATGGCCGAACAGGCCGCAGAACGCGTCACCATCGAAGGAGCTGCAGCATGAATGCGCTTATTACCACTGTCGGCGTGCCGGCCACGATGACTAGCCGCGAGATCGCCGACCTTGCCGGCAAGCGCCACGACAACGTGCTGCCGGTGTGCAAGTCGTTAAAAGAAACCGGGGTGTGTCCTGAAATTCAGGAGACCCCCTACGTCAGTGAGCAGAACAGCCAGACCTACGTACAGTTCCTTTTGAGCAAGCGGGATAGCTTCGTTCTGATTGCTCGCCTCTCGCCGGAATTCACCGCCAAGTTGGTAGACCGCTGGCAAGAGCTGGAAGAGACGGCTGCCAACCCTATCGCCAACATGTCACGCACCGATATTCTGCGGCTCGCCCTGGACTCGGAGGAAAAACGGGTTGCCCTCGAAACGCAAGTGACTTCGATGGCGCCGAAGGTTGCGGCCTTGGAACGCATCGCCGAATCGGACGGGTTGCTGAATCCGACGGGCGCGGCAAAGGCTCTGCAGTTGCAGCCAAAGCGCGTCTTCGAATATCTACGGACGCATGGCTGGACCTACCGCCGGGCGGGTGGCCGATCTGATGTCGCCTATCAAGACAAGATCGCTGCCGGGTACCTCACGCACAAAGTTCACATCGCACACCGCGAGGATGGATCGGAACGAGTGTGCGAGCAGGTGATGGTGACGCCGAAGGGGCTCGCCAAATTGGCGCAGGACTTGGGAGCGCACTGATGAAAGACCGCACGATTACGACGCCACGGACGGGCTGCAAGACGCCGTTCGGGCTTCGCATGCCGGATTCGGTGCGGCAACAGGTGGAGGACGGCGCCCGTGCCGCTGGCCGCAGCATGAACGCAGAGATTCTCTATCGCCTTGGTTCTGCGCCAGGTCAGTCGGCAGACCTCTATAAATTGTCCGCCGTTCCGCTCGACGACCTCCTGGCCGAACTCCGCAGGCGGTGCACATGAAAAGCGATGCACCACACAGTGCAACGCTCCACCAAAGCGAAAGCCCCAACGTGTTCGAGACGTCAGGGCCTTCTATCAAAACACTCTGGCGAGGAAATTGACCCATGAATGCTAACCCCTGCTCGGCCCCTCTCGCAATGCCGGGGCCCGAACGTGGCCCCGAAAAGGCGCAACTCGTAAACGCCATCCAAGATGTGGAGGCAATCGCCACAGAGGCCCTGGACCGCATCTCCGTATTGGCCAAGTCCTGTATCGACCAGCTCAACAAGCCGGCGCCCAGCATCACGGCTACCGTGACTCTGCTCTTGCTGCTCGAAGAATTAGCTGACGCAGGGATGAACCACATTGGCGGGCGCATCGAGACGACCAGACGCTCTGTCCGTGGCGAGGTGCACTGATGAACCGGCTCGCTTCAACAAAACAGACCAGCGCACTGCTGGAAGAGATCGCACGCGATGCCATCGCGATTCGTGGGCTGGCCTCCGCGATTGAGACCGACGATTTGTCCGAGCCGCTGGCCCAGGCAATCAAGGCTCTCGCCGGCCGCATCGGCTACCTCTCGGATCTTGGCAACCAGCACTTGGCCAGCCCGGGCGTGCTGGGCGGCGCCGAATACTGGCTGACCACGCCGGGCTTCGTGCGGGACATCAAGACCAACCTGCTGATGGCGGGTCACTAACCATGAGCGCCCAGCTGCAGGCCTTCGAACTTGAAGCGTCCAACGTACTGGGCGACTGGCGCGCAGCCCCGCCGCTCACCGTCGTCGCCCTACCGACTGACCTGCCCTGCTCCGCTCCGGACGATGCCCGCGGGCTGTATTTGAATGGCGAGGTCTACCTGGTCGCAGAAGGCCGACGCGCAGCCCTGGCGCCGCGCACGATCGCGCACGAGGTAGTCGGCCATCACGGCCTGCGCGTTCTGCTGGGCGATGCCCACCGCAGCTTTCTGAGCGGCCTGGCCAGTTCAACCGACCCGGAGATTGTGGAGCTTCGAGAACATGTTCGCCACGTCTACGACTTCGATTTCGGCGCCCTTCGCACAAGCGACGAATCGGACGAAGTTGCTGCTGCGGCCACTGAGCGGCTGGTGTCGTTCGAAACCGGCCAGGTCGAGGTCGACAAGCCTGTGCGACGCCGGGTCGCTGCAATGCTCGGGCACTTCGCCAGGGAGTTTCTGCACCTGCATGCACCGGTGACGCACGACCAGTTACTGGGGGCCCTTCTCGCTGCTCAGGGCCGGTTGCGGCATGGCGGCCGGATGTGGGGGGTCGTCGGCCGGGCGGCTGACTGGTATTCTTCGCTGATGCCCAAACAGCCCTGGCACCAGAAGCCCCTTCAGTCTCACGACCAGCTTAAGGCACTGCTGCGTGGCGCGAAGGAAGAGGAAGACGCGAAGGCGTTTCGACAGGTTCTGCTGGGAGTGTTCGGCGTATTTCTGCTCATCGCCTGCATAGCCGTGCTGGGCTGGCAGTTGGTGAGCTGGATCTTTCGCTGAACATCGCCGCGGCTGCCGTGCCAGCCGGCGGGTAAACCCTTGTCACAGTGGGTCGCCGACGTCAGGCCTAAGCTTCGGCCATGAAATTCAATATTCACAAGAGGTCAAACCAGGCCGTCAGCGATAGCGAATTCATCATTGAGGAAATCCGAACGCATAAGAAGACGTCGCCTTTGCTCTTCGCGTTCATCTTGATGATTTTGGCGGGGGGTCTGACCTGCGCATTGCTTGTGGGATATGCGGTTGCATCTACAGGCAACTGAGATAGTGACGGACCTTGCAGTTAGTGCGTTGGGTGTTTCGGTGAGCCATCAAACCTCAGCGGCAAAATTATCAGTATGCGTCGTCCTTAGACTGCTTATTTAGGTTTCGACGCCCGCTGTTTTCGCCCGGTGGGAACAGGCGTTGCAGCCGCTGAATTTGACGATGTCGCCATGGCAATTAGGTCTCGAGTGCGCCGCAAGCTGTTAAGAATGGCGCCCAACCGATCTTCCATTTCACCCACAAAAGGCTCTGCGCCCAGGTCCACCAAAGCGGACTGAGCCAGCACAAGCAACGCCGAAGTGGGGATCGTGACTGCCTGTACTTGCTGATCCTCGCCTCCACCAGTCTCGATACCAAAAATGATTTTCGACGTGCTGATGCCGTAAATGATATCGACGACCTTGTCCGCATAGATGAGGGGCGTCGCCTCATCCAGCCTTTGTTGCCTCGGTTCGCTCATGCGGACTCCCCAGCCAACACGTTCTTAGCAAAGCCGTGCAAGCCGCGCGCAGCGCACTCTTCTTCAAATGGGAAAACGAAAAGTCGCTCAGGTCTTGTGTCTTCAGTGAACGCAAGAAGTGTTGAATGACTGACGAAGCGAACCAGCAAGGCGCAGTCAAGTCCATGAGCGACCTTTACCAGGGTGCTCAAACGCACATCACCGCCCTCAGGATCTTCTAGCTTTGAAACGGCAGACTGTTTCGTTCCAACTGCTTTGGCCAATTCAGCCTGCGTCATGCCGCGCTCTTCGCGATTGACCCGGACTTGCCAGGCGATCCCATGCGCGACTTCCGCTTCGACCGCGGCATGTCGATATTCAATGTCGTGCCACGACACAGGGATTGAGGGCCAACGAACGGTTTCGTTAGCCAACTGCCCGCCGTCAGCGAAGCTCGTATGGCCATGCGACAGTGCGTTGCTCGAAAGCGCCAGCAACCTCGGATCGGTCCCGAAGTGTGCGTTCTTCATAGTCGCCCGGCTGGTATTGGTCGTCTTTTTCATGTCCAAACACGCACATCACGAATGCGTGATGCTTGCGGTCAAAATATCCAGTAATTCTGTGTTGCATGCCATTCTCGTCTGAAAAGTGAATCACTGCTACGTGATCTTTAAGCACAACTGCTTTAGGACGCATCCACCGCTCAGATGGCTCTGTGACGAGATAGCGCAACGTCGTGGCAAGCTTTGCCCGCCCCTTTACCGTGAGCGCGCGCTCGTACCACTTAGCGTAGTCGGCCCAACGCTGAGTGGAGGCTAAGCAACGAATCGCCCAAGGGCGGTGTGGGGTACGAAGTCGAGATTGCAAAAGCATGATCGGGTCCAGCAATACGTCGATTGTTGCCGGCCAGCGGTGGCTTATGTGCACCCTTGCGGCTCCCCAGCCACACCAACTTTCTTTAAGTCCCAGGCCACACGGGACTTTCGTAGGATCAGACCTCTGCAAGTGGCCCTGACTTCTCCCCGCTGCGAGCCCAGGCCTTGAACGCAGCCAGTGGCAGCTTGGTGATGCCACCCATGCCCTGCCAGTTTTCGGCATAGTTCTCCCGGTACATCCTCTCAGCTTCCTCTTCGCTGGTGGCACCAATGATGGCTTTGTGTTCATCGAAGCCACCGACCGGTGAGTGTTGGTCGACCACGTACACGGGCCCGCGAAAGTTCTCTGGAGTGCCTGGCTTTACGAACACGTCGAGGTGATCTCCGTCCGCAGCCGTTGAGCGTTTCACGTATCCGTAATGGCTTCTCATCTGTGTCTCCCATGGCTTGCCATCGGGGTCGATGCCGCGGCGCACAGAACCTTCGGGGTTCTCGATGGTCAGGTCCAGTCCGGCAATGCGGGTGTGGCCCATCTTGTAGTTGCCCGCCTCCTTCTGTGCCTGGGTCGGTTCCGGCCTGTCGTTGTGCGGGCTGGTGGCGGCCATGTGGACGGGATCGGCGGCGGGGTCCGCTGGAACATTTCCGGGCTCGGCTTGCGCCACTTCTGTTCCAGACGGCACGGCTCCCTTAAGAGCGGCGGCCACGACTGGAACATCTGCTGGAACGGGCTCGGCCGGTTGTTCCAGGGCTGCGACTTGAACGGGTGCGGCAGCCTGTGCCGGTGCGGCCGGTGCGGCCGGTGCGGCCGGTGCGGCCGGTGGCTGCCGGTACGCCGCGTCCATGCCGGCATGCAATGCGTGGTCCCGCATCTGGCCCAGCCGCGCCGCGATGTTCATGTTGTCCGGTATGGGCTTCATCACACCGCCTTTTGCCAGCGCGTGGGCGTAACGCTCAACGAAGCCGGGCACGTCCTTCAGCGGCATTTTCTTCGTGGCGTCGACCAGGGCATTCAGCGCTTTCGGTGACATCCCGGCGTTCGGGGCAACCAGGCGCACGGTGGCCGTCATGCTGGCGCGAGCCGCCGCGGTAGCTGGCTTGTCGCCGCCGTGGCGGTAGCTCGCGTAATCGGTCTCGAAGACTTTGTGGCCGTGGAATGGCAGGTCCGGCGCCACCTCGCGCATGCCAGTTAGTTCCTGGCTAATGGCCGAATCGGTTTCGTCGCGATCATGGGCGGCCTGCAGCATGTCCGCAGCGTCGTCTTCACCGGCATTGCGCAGGCGCTCGATGCGTTCCAGCCGGGTCGGGCCCGGCGGCCGCAGGAGGTCCATGGGCTCGGTGCTGATACCGGCGCCCGGGTCGACAGGTTCCGCTGGCTCGGCGTCTGGGTCCATCGGCTGAACAGCACCAAGTGCTGCGCCGGCGGGGGCGGGCATGCCCTGCGGCTGCTCGGCGTCGGGTGCGTCGAACTGGTCGATCAGGTGCTGGTCCGGGCCGGATGGCGGAAGGTCGGCCGGAGCCGGCTGGGCGTCGGTCGCGCCTTGGACAAATCCGCCGAGACCAGCGGCCGCCGTTCCGGCGCGCACCGTAGTTGGATCTGCGGCCCAGCGCACGACCCCTGGGCTCGCCGCGGCACGAGCGGCAAGGTTTGCACCCAATGGGATCCCCATAGCCGCAGCAATGGTCCCAGGATTGCCACTTGCCAGCGCCCCAATTAGCCCGCCGACGCCCGCCATCTGCGCCGTCGCACCGGCAGTGCCCGACGGATTCGCAAACACCTTGCTGCCCTGCCGCTGCATCTCAGCGATCTTGCCCAGTTCGGTGAGCTTTCGGGCCAGGCCTGGCACCTTGATGTTCCCGAAGATCGTCTGTCGCGCTTCGGGAGAAACCTTGGACCAGTTCGTGAGGAATGTGGCCGACGAGAAGGCGTCACCAGCCTCGGTCTGCTGGCCGGCGGTGGCGCGGCCCAGCCGCTGAAGCACCGCTGCGGCAACCTCCCGTTGGTTGGATTTGGGAATCGCACTGAACACCCGGCGGATGATCGTGTTGCCTTCTGCATTTCCCTGGAGAGCCGCGCTGAAGACCTTCTCCGGCGCGTCCCGGCCAACGATACTGTGGAGGGCTTCGAGGCGCTCCATGTTCATCGAAGTGAACTTGTTCGCCCAATTCCAGCGCTCTTCTGCCTGGGGTCCGGCTGCCTTGGCTGCATCACCCAGGTCATCGGACAGCGCGCCGTAAAGGGCCTTCCACTTGCTGCGGGGCACGTCGGCGGTGAGGGAGTTGCCCTCAAGCTCCTTGCCCACCAGCGTCCGCAGTTTCTTGATGCTTTCGTAGGGCAGCTTCGCGTCGACTTGGCCCTTCAGGAAGTCCTGAACCTTTCCGTCGATGTCGGTCGCCGAAGGCACCGGCTCGAGGTTGCTCATGCCCAGCGTGCGGCGCTCGACGTTGGCCTGCTCGATCTTCGCTGCATCGGCCTGCAGCTGCGTGCGCAGGTCGTCGGCCTGCTGCCGAACACCAGGCCGAGACAGCACTGCGTCAAGGCTGCCCGTATCGCTTTTCAGCCCGCCTTCGATGCCCTGAATGCGAGCGTTTTTGAACCATTTCGACAGTTCAGGTGCGCCGGCGATATCCGAATTCAGGTCGGCCAGGGCGGCGCTGGTACGGTCGGACGTGATGCGCGTTTCGGCGGGGATGTGCTTGTCGAGTTCGTCGTACAAATGCGTCTGCAGCACGCGCATGCCCTGCTTGAAGCCGTCGACGCCGCGCTGGATCGCCTCACCGGCCGAGATCGCATTCGCACCTGGCGCCAGCTGGTCAGAGAGTTCCTTGACGCTTCGTTCCATGCGGCCAGCCTGCACCTCTGCCGCGCGAGCCATGACGCCTGCGCTTCCGGGCGTGCGTGCCAAGCCAGACTCTGCCGCAGCCTGCCAGCGCTTGCCGGTGGCTTGGGCCAGCGTCGGCGAAGCACCGGCAGCGTCATCGAACAGTTTCACCGTGTCGGCAATTCGTTGGCGGCCGGCCTCACCGCCGCGGAGTGCACCGCGCAGGGCGGCTTGTGCGCCGGCGGTGGCCAGTGACGGCCCTGCACCGCCCGCCAAACCCGCCGCGATCTGGGCAGCAGTGCCGCCGCCCTCTTCCCGCGTGATGCCAGAAGCCAGCCCACCGGTGGCGCCGCCAACAACTTGTGTCTTCGGGCCAGCGTTCAGCATGTCGCCCAAGCCGCGCGCGAGTGGGCTCGCGGCATTGCCGAGCGTCTTGCCAAGCTTCACGATTCCGCCGGCTCCGGCCATCGCACCGGCTGCGTCCTGAACCACACGTTCGGTGGAGTTTTCCGGTGTGGCGAGGCCGGCAGACGTGAGGGCTTCATCGACAGCCTTGGCCTGCGACGGCAGCCGGTAACCTTTGCCCTGGCCTTTCACAGCATCGAGGACCGCGTTCACCGGCGTGACTATGAGCCCATCTGCAGCCATCGCCGGAAGGGCTGCGAGACCGTTGACGCCTGCGCGAGCCGTCAGCCCGATCTGGCGGCCGATCTCGTCCATGGTCGAGCGCTCTGGCTTCACCTCGGCGGCAGGGGCAGTGGGCGTGTCCCACTCGCGCTCCCACGGCATTCCTCCTTTGGCCGCCACCGGCGCCACCGCGAGAGCAGCTGCAGTCGGGCCAGCCGGGACACGGGACGCAACCTGCCTGCCGTATTCCAGGGTCGTGGGCGCAGTTGGATTGCGAGGATCGGAAACAGCTACACCGACACGCGCCTTTTCCAGCCCGCCGGGCCCACCGTAGTAACCGGCCGCCGTCAGTGCCGGATCACCCCCGGCCTGGTCAAACATCTGCCGCGCGTATCGGATGCCGGCCCGGGTGTTGTGCTCGGGGTTGTTGATGTCCCAGCTCGCATCCGCAACCGACTTGAAGGTGGCCGGCAGGATCTGCATGCCGCCCACAGCTCCCGCGTTCGACGTGCGGGTGTCCTTTCCGCTGGACGACTCCTGCTTGTAGATGCTGCGGACGACCTCAGCCAACTTGCCGGTGACGCCTTCATCGGCGAGCGAATCGTCAAACGACTTGGCTACGGGCCCGACTGCGGCCTTCGGCTCGCTCCATCCCATTTCCCACGGGTTCATTTCGCGAGCCCCCAACTTTCTTGCTTGTTCGGATCTCCGCCTTTGAAGACGTAAGTCTTGCCGTCGCCTCCCTTCACAGAGGTGACGCCAGGCTGCGCCACCTGGCGAATGACGGACTTCAGGTTTGGATCGATGACCAGCGAAGGATCACCGCCCGACCGACTCGCGATGTCGCGGTACCGCTCGGCCTGCTTCATGTATTCGCCCTCGTATGAGCCCATCCGAGACTTAGCTTCGCCCAAGATCTGCTGTTTGACAGTAGGAGTAAGCCGCCCGCCGCCCTCGACGTACTGAATCCAGCCTTTGACCTGCTCCGGCATGTTTGGCGCTTTTGCCACCGTGGCGTACTCACCCTCTCGCACAACCGAGGTCGGGTCATAAAGCTTGGCGATGCCGTAGACGATGTTGATGTCCGACATCGGGTTGTTCCGTTTGATGGCGTCCTCGATGCCCTTGAACGAGGGCAGTGCCTGCTTGTAGTTCTTGACGTCAGGCAACGCTTCGAACTCGGTCCGCAGCTTGGTAGAAGCCGCCGGGATGGCGCCGGCCTGCTTGGCGGCAGCGGCGCCGGCTCGGGCGCCGGTAACGGCTGCCAGCGTGTCCTTCTTCAGTTGGAAAGACCGGTCATCGTTGGCCTGCAACCGCGCGGTATCTGCCGCCCGGCGCGCGGCGTCTGCCGCATTCTTCTGCTCCGTCATGTACGAGGTGTACCGGTGCTCCGGAGTAATGGAGCTGTCGAGCATGTACGCCGCCCTTGTGACGCCGTTTGAATCGTTGGAGAAGGTGAACTGCGGCAGCGGCGTCAGGGTGTTGTCTGCGCCGACCTCGTTGTAGACGACCTGTTTCCCGTCGGCGCTGGGCACCGCTTGGATCTTTCGCCCCGCCATCGGTCCCATTTCGCTGCCGGTGACCAACTGGGCCAGAGCGTTGTGACCGCCGGCCATCGCTTTTCCAATGTCCAGCCGCCACTTGGAATCGGCCAGCTGCTGGTCCTGCAACTTTCCCTGGCGCACGCCTGTTTCGAGCGAAAGCGCGTCATTCGGCTTACCCGCTGCCCGGTAAACATCCGCGGCGCGCATATCGGCCAATCTGGGCGAGTTGTACGCATCGACGGACTTTTGCGCTTCGTCGCGGGCCGTGTATTCCTTCCCATCGGCACCGCGATACATCGCTGAGCCCAGCCCGCCATTCATGGGCGGCGGCGCGTCTGGCACGGTCTGCCCATTCACCACCTGCGGAGCCGGCTTGAAATTCTCAGGAAGACCGACATCGCGGTTGTCCATGTCGGCCAGGCGCAGTGCACCGCCGGAACCTTCCACAACCTCAGCGGGCCGGTAGGCGCTGGCCAGCCCGCGCTCGAGCGTCTTGGCCTTGTCACGCTGTTCCCGCTGATAGGCCTGATCCTCGTTGAAGGCGGCATCGCGCATGTCCTGCCGCTTCTGTTCCCGTGCCAGTTGCTGCCCCTGCAGGGCGCCCGCACCCATGCCGCTGATGAACGAACCCAATCCCATTCCAGACATGTCGATTCCTTTCAGTTCTTGTGGGAGGACGAGCGGTGAAAGCTGCCCAGGCCTTTGACCTGCTTCGCGAGCCGCTCCTGTCCTTTGGCCAGTTCCTGGATGGCGCCGATCGTGTGACCGTGCATGGAGACCATGTCGATCAGCCGGCCGCCAGGCGCGGTGGCATCGCCCAGGCCGCGGCGAACGTCTTGTGCCATGGGGCCAACGTGTTCGCGACCGCCGTCGGCGGCTGGCGAATCGTCCCGGTATTTCCACTTTTCGACTTTCAAGTTGAGCAAGCCGGCAAGGGAGGCTTTCGAGGAAGACTTCTTCCGGGAATGCTTTTGGTCTTCGTCGGACATCATCATTGCCATGCCAGCCGCCGACCCGAGCGACCCCATCAGGGCGTTGCTCGAGCTATTGGCCGCCGTTTGCTGCGAAGCAATAGAGCCGTAGATGTTTGCGCTGCTGGCCAGGCCCTGCTGCGCACCCGCGTAGCCCTGCTGGACCAAGCCGGTGCCGCTCGTCGTTGCTCCAAGCGCCGTTTGCGCGTTGCCTACCGAACTGTTGCCAGCGTTCAACGCAAGGGATGCGCTGGTGCCCTGCGCGCTTGCAATGCCTCTGCCGAGATTCACGGCGTCGGCCAACTTGGCGGCGCCCACGGTTTCCACGTTGCGCTCGGCTGCGGTGGATGCGCCGGCCTTCGCTGCGGCAGCTGCGATGTTTTGCGCACTGGCCAGGCCGAGAGCCTTGCCGCTGGACGGATCGACGCCCTGGCGTTCCATGGCGCGAGCTGACGCCGCACGTTGTGCCGAAATCTGGGACTCCACGCCAGCCGACGCGGACGCAGCGGCGGCGGCCCGACGCTCCGGACTGTCGTATGACGCTGCGTCGGCGGCGACCTTCTGTTCGAGTGGTCGATATGTGGCCTGGTAATCGTCGTTCGCCTGCGCGGCAATCGAGGTCTGCTGGTTGAGAGAGGCCAGCTGAGCGTCGGACACGGCAGCCGCCCGCGTGGCTGCCGCCGCTCGATCGGGCGCAGTCTCCGCATACACGGATTTCGCCCAGTCGAGCTGTTCCTTCGACAGCTGGGCGGTCATCACCGCAGCCGCGTTCTGGCCACTCGTGTCAGGTGCGTCCCCGCCCATGCAGGCACGCAAAAAAAAGCCGGCTGAGTGCCGGCGTTCGAAAGTCAGGATCATGGTCATGCTCCGCTGGGTGGTGGTGTAAGCGCCTTCGTCCACCGCTGGACGCTTGGCTGGTATTTCATAAAACGGGCGATTCGACCCATGTCGTTGGCCAGGCGCATCGTCAACTCGGCTTGTTCAACTCCAAGGTCGGCGAGACACCGTTCTGTGAAACGGGCCAGGCGAACGGCGAGCAGGCCGCCGCGATGTGCGGGGAAGATGAAGAACAGGTCATCGCAACCGATGCGTTTCCCGGTGCGGTGGTGCGTGAAGATGAAGGCGCGCAGCAGGCCGACAAGTTGGCCTTCCGTGTTCCGCGCGGTGATGCTCAGCAGTTGACCCACGCGCTGCAGGTTTTCCAGCCTGCTGCGATCAACGTCGTTGGGCTCGCCGACTTCATCGTGGAACGCAGCGTGCAGCGCATCCAACTCGGCGGTATCCGCCCAAGGCTCGGCGGCGACCGTGAAGCCGCGCCACTCCTGCGGCGCCCAGCGGCTGCAGTCGATCGGTTGCACCGGATGCAGCATCGCCACGATGGCCCGGCCAACCTCCGGCGTCAGCGGCTGGCCGGCATGCAGCGCCAGGGCGCGAACCAGGGCTTCGCGGCTCAAGGCAGGCTCCAGACAATGGCCGCGATGGCGGCCGGCGTGTTGGCGTCGGCGATAGCTTGGCGCAGCACCCTGCCCTGTTCGAACAGCGTGTTGACGTAAGCAGCGAGTGCCGCCGGCATGCCCGTCATCCCTTCCGCATCCAGCGAAAGAACGGTGTTGTCGTCGCAGGTCCAGTCGATGGCGAACGGCAGACCCAATTCGATGGCCTTCTGTGCGGCCTGGGTGGCTCCCGTGATCCTTGCCACACTTCTCTCATCGGACTGCAGCAGCTTGCCCATGTAGATGAAGCCGGCAGTCTCTGCCGCATCCCGGCCAGCCTTTACCAGCTCCCATTGGGCAGCGCGCTGACCATCCATGTCGCGAAGGTCGACCCACATTTTGGCCGCCCAGTCAAATTCCCAGCCGGGGGCGGGCCTAGCGCCGATGCTCACCCACGCATCGCCCTGCAGGTAATGGTCAAGGCCTGTCGGCACGTTGCCGATGACATAGCCGCCACCGGCCGGCACTTGCTTGTAGACCAGAGCCAGGTTGGGCGCATCGCCGATCTGCAGGCACCGGCCCTGGTCGTTGTGGACGGCAAAGGAAATCATCGTTTGCACCCGATCACAAGGAAGTTCACCTGCGTGACAGCTAGGCAGGTGATGGTGTTGTCGCCGGGCGGCAGCACCACGTTGAACATGACGGTGCCCCAGCCGATACCGCTGATCGAATCTCGGCTGCTGCCGTTCACGATGACGTTCAGGGTGGTTTCCGCCGTACCACCTTCGCCCGTGTCCTGGCCGAGCCTTGACCGCACGATGAAAGCCACGTTGATCGACTCGCTGGCGCCGTGGTTGTAGACGAAGCTGCCGTTGCCGCCGATGGCACCGCTATAAGGAACGGTGACTGCGTTACCGGCAATGTTTACTGTCTGAACCGCGTTGATGGCCGCAGCCGTGAGCTGACCAGAGAACGTGCCGCTCGCCGCCCGCAGCGCGCCGCCGAAAATGCCAGAGTTAACGAAGATGTTCCCGTCGGCAGTAATGGCCCAGCCAATCCTATCGCCGTTCCAGTTGGTCGACGACAGGGCGCCATTGCCCATATAAATGCCGCCGATCTGCCCGGTGCCGTCGCTATTGAGGTTCCACCCGCTGGAGCCGGCGGCATAGCTTGAAGAACGAATGAATGTCGGACCGATGACATTGCCACCGATGGTGCCAGCGCTGGCCCGGATGGTGCCGGCGATGTCGGCATCGCCGTTACTGCGCAGTCGGAAGCCGGTCCCCGCTGCGTTGAAATTGGACGAGCGAATCCCGTCACCGTCGATGGTAATGCCTCCGATCTGTCCGGCGGTGGCATATACGGTGCCGCGCACGATCACGCCCTGAAATTCGGCGCTGCCGTCGCCAGTGATACGCCAGCCGGTTGAGCCCGACACGAAGCCAGTGCTGGAGATGTTGACGCCAACCTTTACCGACCCGGCCGTCAGCTTCACGGCCGACAAGTCGGAGATGCTCGCATCGTCTACAGCCAGCGACCCGATCTGCCCGCGCTTGGCGACGAAGCGGGCGAAAAATGCGTTGTCGGCATAGAGGCCGGCCGGCACTTCCACCCCGTTGATGATTTCGGGCGTGGTCTGCACCACGAACGGGAACCGGGTCGGCTGGGTACTCCAGGTCGAGCCAGTGCGGTACCGCGTCGTGCCTGGGTACGGCGGGTTGTCAATGGGCCTGGCGGTGCTGGTGTCCAGCCACACAAAGCCGTCGTACATATTTTGCGTCGCAGATGGGTCCGTCGCGCTGGCGAATGCCGGCGGGGCGATGTAGAAACGGTTGGCCCGTGCCCCAAAAGCGCTCGTCTGCCCGGCCCCTTCGGCGTTGTTGCTGCTGATGCCAAACCCGGACACCAGTCCTGCGACATCGAGGCGGACGGTGTATTGCGCGCCGAGATACCCGGTCTCTGTCGCCCGTACGCCGGCTTCAACCGCCACCGCGGCCCGGGTGCTTTCGCGTGCGGCGGCCAGCGCGCCTTTCGCGCCGCCGAGCCCGACCGGAAGGCCGTTGACCACCTGCAGCATGTAGTCGATAGCCAGGTCGGGGCCGGAGAACTTCTCGATCCCGCCCGCCTCGCCGATGCCGCGTTGGCCCACCAGGATATAGCAGCTGCCGAACTGCATGGTGTCCAGCGTGACAGCGGTCGCACCCCACTCCAGCATGGCGCTGCGCCAGGCGGCCGAGTGATTCGCGGAGGGCTCGTCCAGCGTGAAGAACACCAGGACCTTGCCGATGGGGTACGCCGTCAGTGCGGCAGCCATGGCGTCAGCGCTCGATGGGTCGCCGTAGGTGTCCCAACTACCGGTGCCGTCGAAAGCGCCGGTCGTGGAATTGAACGACACCACGTTCCAGCCACGCCCGCCGGCAAACAGCCGCTGGTTCGCCTGGCCAAACAAACCGGACGCGGCATAGCTCCTGCCCGCATGCACCCGGTAATTGACCGTGCGCGACACGTCCACTTCCAGCTGCTGCAGGGAGTTTGCCGTTGCCACCAGGCCGGTGTCGGTGTTGCGAACGAGCGTATCGAGGTCGTCCAGCGCGGCAGCCGTCGCTTGAACCTTGTTGGGCAAAGGGGCCAGGGCAACGCCTTGCTCGCTCACGGTTTGTGCGAGCCCGCCCACCGTGTCGCCGAGCCCCTCGATCTGGTCGTCGACCCCGTCAATTCTTCCGTCGACGCCGTCCACCCGGTCGTCGAGGCGGTCGCCAACCGCCTTGGTCTCCTGGTCGGTGTAGGTGGTCAGGTCGGATGCGAGCTGGGTGCGTGCGCGCGCCGCCGCTTCCAGCCCATCCTCCGTCTCCCCGACGCGGGTGGTCAGGTCGCGCACAGCATCGGCATTGCCGTCGATCCGGCGGCCCAGGGCACCGTCCTTGCCGTCCACGTAGATCGTCAGGTCCGTTTCGAGCTGGAGGCGGTCCCGGGTCTCGGCTTCCAGTCCATCCTCGGTGTCGCTTACGCGCGTGGTCAACTGATCCACTGCGGTGGCGGTGCCGCTGGCGGTCCCATCAACCCTGTCCAGCTCCACCCCCTGCAGGCGGATGTCTTCTGCCAGGGCCTGGTTTTTGGTGGCCTGCGTCCGCTCCAATCCCTGGATGAAGGCGTTGGTCATCTGCACCCCGCTGACGGCATCGTTCGCGGTGCTTTGGGCGATGCGGATGCTTTCGGTCAGCGCGCCTTCTTTGGTCGTCCGGGCTACCGTTTCCTCCGACACCAGCGCCCGCAAGTTCTTGTCCGTGGTCTGCAGGCTGGCCGCCAGCAGCGACGAGCGCCGGGCCTCGGACAGCTGGCCCAGCACCATCCGCTGCGTGACTTCTTCGCGTGCAATGGTCAGCTGCTGCGCTGCAAGCTGGGTGTTCTCCCACTCGGTCAGCACGGTGTTCAGCAGCGTGACGGAAATCCGGTCTATGTCCGGGATGCGCCCAATCGTGTTGCGCAGCGACTGGTCGAGCATGGATCTGGAGAGCTTGCCGGTCAGCAGGTCCAGGATGAACCCCGGGTCTTGCGCGGTGGTGACCGCCAGGCCGTTAATGCCGCCGGCCGGGTCCGTCGATTCGACGCCGTCGACGGTCTGCCATTTGATCCACAGCCGGTATGTCGCACCAGGGTTCACGGCGTACGAAGAGACTGTGCCCTGGAAGGTGTACAGCAGCACGGCGGAGCTGAAGGTTGGCAGCGGTGCGCCGGCGGTCACTGGGACACCGTAGACGTTCGTGCGCGCGTGGCCGTGCCCGGCTGTGTAGAACTGCTCATCGCACGACGCAAAGATACTCGTGAAACCCGAATCCACTGCGAAGCCGGTAGGTGTGGGCGGCGGCGTGAGATCAGGCTCGTACGCCGCACCACCCCCACTTCCACCACCGCCCGCACTGCCGCCGGTGTTGCCCGTGTACACGCCTGAACCCGGTGAGATGCTCACCACCGAGCCGTTGGCACCAGTGACCACCTTCAGGATTCCAGCGTCGACCAGCGCACCCAGCGTGGCGGCCGTGTCGCGCCAACTGCCGAGCTTGCCCAACAGGGTGCGCAGTTCTTCCGTGACCCGGGCCGGCCAGGTCGTGCTGCCGGAGGCGGGAATGTCTTTGCGTGCCATCAGGTCACCGTTTCCTTGGCCGACGAAGCCAGCATGACACCCAGCACTGGTGTGGTGGTTTGCACCGTCACCTGCCATTCGCTGGCCAAGAAGCCGCCGGGCAGGCGGAAGGCATCCTTGCTGGGCACGCTGACCGTGTAGCGAAGGTAGGATCCGGCAGCCGACAACCGCGACGGTGCACGAGCGGCAAGCTTCACCAGGTCGGCCGCCGGCAGCGGGCCGGCATCGATCTGCAGCGTGACGGGATAGCCGTCGGCCACCACCCGGCCCCAGCCAAAATTGCACGGCTCGGACAGGAATACCTTGCTGACGAACCTGGCTGTCATCAGCGCAGTTCCGGCCTCCCACTTTTGGATGTTCACGCCGTCCAGCACGTACAGGGCGTCGGTAACCTCATCGAAGAAATAGGCGTCGTAGCCCTTGTCCAGGTACAACACGCCGGCCGGCGAATCGACTTCAATCAAGAAAGCCCGGCGGGCCCCGTTGCTGTCGGTGTAGCTGCAGAAATAGAACCCTTCGTACCGTGTGGCCACCATGCCGGCCGGGTTCATGGCCTGCCACTGCTTCCGGGTGAAGACGTTGTTCGTCAGCAGCCGGGCGCCTGCAGCCGGGCCGTACCAGGCCAGCCCGTCAGGCGATGCCCATGCCACGCCGTGACCGAAGGACACCACGCTGCGCGGCGACACGCAGGACTGACCGAACTCCAGCGGCGCGCTGTCCAGCGAGTCGGGCCCGGTGCCGGACACCAGTGCCGGCTTGGCGGTGGATAGGACCAGCAGCGCCTGACCGATGACACCCAGCGCCACCGGTGTCGCGTCGGCCACCGTCGTCTCGTATTCGATGGGCCAGGCATAGGGGCTATAGGCCACACAGTACCGGACACCCTTGCCACTGATGGCCGCGAACATGCCGTTCCACATGGGCGTAAGGCACGACAGGTTCGATGGTGGCGGCAGCCAGCCCACCGTCGCAATAGGATCACCCAGGCTGCGCCGGTCATCTGTCGTGGAGGTAGTGCCGGCGCCGATTTCTCGCATGAAGAAGAAAGCAGCGGCACCGGTGTCGGTGCTTTGGGTGCGGTACAGCCGGATCCGGTTGATGACGAAGGCACCCGACGGCGGCGCGTCGATGCTCTCGATGCTGATGGTCGCGTCGGTGTTCAGATGCAGGTCGTTCGATACCGGGGACGGCGCGCTTTCCTCGCCCTTCTCGGTGACGAAGGTGTAGACAAAATAGATGGTCTCCTGCTGCTCGGCAACGCCGGCATCCAAGATGGCGATGTGCGGCGCGCCCACCGGCACGGGCACACCCAGCGTGCGGTAGGCGCTGGGATACGGCGCCCCGGCCAGGCCGATAACGTTGTCCGTCCACTTCGGCACACCGTCGCCGGTGTAATAGGTCCGCTCGGTGGTGTCGTCGCTGATCTGGCCGCGAGCGAGGCTGACGAAACCAACGAATGACAACCAGTAGTTCGCATCGTTGGGTGTGTCCCGGCCCATGCGGTAGATCGTCGAGCGGTTGGCCGGCACAGTGGTGGCCTGCAGCGGCACCGTCCAGGGGCGTATGTCACCGTGGCCCGGCTTTTGGTTGCGCGAGTCGACGCCGACGTTGTCGGCCAGCAGTTTGGGGTTGGGCGCGGAGGCTGCGCCGATGAAGCCGGTGATTTTGATGGCCATGGTCAGGTCGACACGGCTTGAAGGACGCCCGCATCGGTCACGGCCACGCGGTACAGGGTACCGTTGGGCGACCGCATAAGGACGCCAGCGCCTGCGCGCTGAGACCAAATATCGGTGTAGGACCGAAATTCCTGTGCATGCACCTGAGCCCAGGTGTAGGTCGACGTGCCCAAATTCATCCCGCCATCACTTGCGGGGCGGATAACGCCGGTCTCTGCCAGGAAGATCAGATCAGCATAGGACCGAATGGCGAAATTGCTGCCCGCCCCGCCGCCGACTACGGCACCGCCGTCGGTACCGATCAGGCCCACCGCCGTGGTGGTGCCGCCCTTGTAGAAAACCGTATAGCTCGCAGCGACCGTCGACGCGCCGAAGGTGGCAATGGGCCCGCCCTGGTCGTTGTTCACCGACAGCTGCCCGTTGACCTGCGCATAGCCGAGCCGCAGGCCTGCGTAGTTGGTGCCCGGGTCATTCATCAGCTTTGCCCCCTGCTGGTCGCAGGTGAACTGGTATGCGAAAACTCCGGCCCAATAGATGGACAGGCGCGGTGCTGCATACGGCTGATGGTCCTGTACACCGGCTTGACCCAACTCCCGAACCACCAGCGAAGCCTGGTTGGCACCAGTGGAGGCGGTGCCGGTCGACGCTTCTGCCCCAGCAAAAGCGGTAAAGAGTCCCCCGAAATAACCGCCGCCGGTGGTGCCGAAATTTGCGCCGAGCGTGAGCGACCCATCGACGTTCAGCTTGGCGAACCGCTGCCAGGCGCGGGGCCATCCGACCTCGCCATAGAACGACGCGCGCGTCCACAGATCGCCCGAGCTGCTGATGCCGATTTGCGCGTGCGTGTGGCTGCTCAGGGCCAGCGCGTCCATCACTAAGCCGTATTGGAAAGGGGCTTTTGGGTGCTGGTACACATCCGAAATGCGGAAGCTGAAAGGCTGCAGCAGGTGCGCGTCGGAGTCTTCGAGCGCGGCGTTGTTTTGGGCCTGCGGGAAGCCGAGCGACGGCACACCCAGGCGAACATCCGTCGGGCTGGCTTGCAGGGTTGTGACACCGCCGGCTTGCACCTGCACCGTGTCGCCACCGGGCAGATTCACACCCGTGTCCTGGTCGGCCTGACCGCGGATGCTTGGAGTCGCGCTGGTACCGGGGCCAAAGTTGCCAGCGCCAGCGCCCGTGACGATGCCCTTGTACGTGCCGATCAAGGTGTTGATGCGTTCCACCAGGTCCAGCATGTAGCTCTGCGTTGGCATGATGCTGTATTGCTGAGTCCCGGCGGTGCTGCCCTTGTAGGGCTCGGCCATGGTGAGACTGGCGGGCCCGTCGATGGACAGGATTTCGTAGCAGTGCCCGTCGGGCGCATTTAGGCCCGACCCGACATCAACCCCCTGGAGCCAGGACGTTCCCACGCCGACAACGGCCGGGCTGCCGAAGGTGACATTGATCGTGCCGGCGCGGGTCCATGCCATGGCTTAGGCTCCTGCCGCCGGTGCGCCACCGGGCCGGGTGTTCGGGTTGCCGCGCGAGGTCGGGCCTACTGCCACGGTGCCTTTAATGTCGATGCCCAGCGCATTGGCGAACAGGGTGTAGTACGCCTGGGACCGCTGCGGATCACCCGCATATTCGCTGTCCTTCATGTAGGCCCGGTACAGGATGAAGTCGAGCAGGCTGTTGGCGTTCTGATCTGGAACGCTGACGTTGCCGGTGACCGCCGAATAGTCGCTGCCATCGGCCGGGATGATCAGGTCGGTGGGCGTGGCCGAGTAGTTCACCATCAGTGCAGCGGCGGCCGTGGCCGGCGGGTAGACCCAGAAGGCTTTCGGCTCGCGCGGGTCGTACATGAAGTGCACCACCTCGTCCTTCGCCGTCAGGCTGTGCCAGCCCGGGATCTGCGAATCGAGGATCTCCCGGTTGCACATGCGGACTGCCCGCTTGCTGGTGGCGTCGTTGCGCTGCACGTCAATCAGCTTTACGCCGTCGGTAGGCAGGCTCTGCTTCGTGCCGACAACGCACTGCACCGTCGCGGTCTTGTTGTAGATGTCCGGGCGGTGCATGAGGATCTCGCGCTGGCCGGAGTTGAGCCACCGCACCAGGTCGGGCACGCTCCAGCGGATCGAGGTCTGGTCTTGCAGCAGCTCGACGGCCTGCCGGATAAGGAGTTGAGCAGCTACAGCCATGGTGGTCTTTCAGAGGGGAGAGGGTTGGACGCGGCGCTGGTCAGGAGCGGCGCGGAGGAAGTCGGTGTTGGACGCGGCGTGCAGCTGCTTTTCGTAGCTGGCGCGGCAGTCCATGGCGCGGATCGGGTTGGCGAAGGGCACGTTGGCCAGGGCTAGCAGCCGGCCCAGCGCACCGTCGGCGATGGCCTGCGGATAGCTGGTGGACAGCACGGCGGCGCACTGGTCTGCGGTGAAGGTCGGCATCAGGGCCGCATGCATCAGGAGGGTGCCGCCGGCAGCTGGTGCGCGGTCTATTCGGTAGGTGCCGTCGCCCTGGTCGAGCAGGGAGCCGCAGCAGTCAGCGGGACGCGGCTGGCGGCTCAGCACCGCCGCTGACTTCACCTCGAGCGGCTTGCCGTTCAGGGTGGCACCGACGATGCGGACCAGCTCGCCTTGCCATGCCGGGTCGAGCACGATCGTGAATTGGGATGCCACCCCGTCGGCGATGACCGGCGCCAGAGCCTGCACCCACGCACGCGACCGTTTGCAGAAGTCGCGGGCGGTCATGCGGAGGTACTGTGCTGCCGTCGGTTCGGGACAGCCCGGGGCCTCCACCATCACCAGCGGGAAGAAGACATCCCAGCCGGTCATGCTTGCTCGCTGTCCGAAGCAGGAGGCGTCTGCGGTGTCTCGCTGCCCTGCTCTTCATCGGCCTTGTCGGCGGCCGGCGGAAAGGCCTCCACCAGCAGCGCGGTCAGGCGCGGCACACCAGCAGCGTGGTGGTACGCCACACCGAGGCGGTCGGCCAGCAGGCGCAGTTGGTCTTTGTCCAGGCCGTCCAGCGTGACCGGGCCGTCGGGCGTCACGATGATCAGGGTTTCGTCGCTGGGGCCGTCAGTCTTGGGCGCATCAAGGACGGCTCCGATCACAGCGCCCGGCACGAGAGCCAGGCTGGGGCCAGCGCCGGTTGGCAACGCAGCAGCCGGCGTAGAGGCGGCGACCTGGCGCGCCACCACCGGCGCGAGGACGGTGCTCGGGCCTTCACCAGCAGGCTGCCAGACGTCCGGGTGCTGCAGCATGCGGTTGACCAGATCGGGATCCGCGATCTCGTTCGCATCGCCCGGCATCCAGACAGGAATCTTGGTCAGAAAGGCGAAGGCTGTCTCGCCATCGTCCTTCGTACCTACGTATTTGAGTTTCATGGCGAGCTCCAAAAGGAAAGGGCCGGCGCCTTTCGGAGCCGACCCTGTTGGTTACCGCGGGCGCGGTGGAGACGATTACTTCGGGCCGATGGCCGAGCCGCTGACCAAGCCGTACACCTCGCCGGCGGCGAAGGTCGCAGCGGCGGTGTTTACAGTCAGGGTCAGGTACACGTCTTCTTCGAACTTCAGTGGCTTGAAGGCGCAGGAGATGCGCGAACCGCTTTGCAGAGCGGTCTGGCCGGCAGGAGCGAAGAAGGTGCTGTTGGGCGCCAGGGACGAGGTGGAGTCGCAAGGCGCGTAGCCGGCGCGGAACACGATGGCGGGCGCACCGTTGGTGTCCACCTTGTCAGCCTGGATGGTGACGTGATGCACTTCGGTGCCGGCGGGAATGCGCACCAGGTTGATGACGTCGCCCACGCCCGGGTTGGCGGCCAGCGCAATGCTGTCCTGCAGGAATATGCCGCGGCCGTCGACCGGCATGAACGCCGGGGCCTTGGCCTTTTTGCTGAAAAGAGATGCCATGGGTGGCTCCTAAAAGAGAGGTTGGATTTCGAGGGGATGGACCGTGCAGATGGCGGCGGGGCCAAAGCCCCGCCTTGCATCAGACGTTGCGCTTCTTGACGATGCTGTCGATGACGGCCACGCCGAAGTCGGTCATTTCCAGGTCGGTGTCGCCGTTGGGCAGCGCCCAGCGCAGCTTCTCTTCCACGCCCATGATTTCGCCGGCCAGTTCCAGGTTGCGACCGAAGTTGGTCGTGTTCTCCAGCAGGGAATAGGTTTCCTCACTGGTCTGGTTACCGCCGGAGACCAGGCCGAGAGCCTGAGCGCCGAGGAACACCGAACGCGCCACCTGGTGGGTGGTCGACAGGCCGGCAGCCACGGTTACCGCACTTTCGGCACCGGTCAGCCGGTTGGCCTGGGTGACGATGCTCACGCTGTCGCTGGCGTTGAAGCGGATGCCGTATTGCATCTTGCGCATCAGCACACCGTTCCAAAGGATCGGCGAGCCGCTGAACAGCGGATGCTTGGCGAGGTCGCCGTACTTGGCGCGCTGCATCGCGTTCACTTCGAAGGTGCGGATGTTGTTGCCGCTGGTGGTGTCGGTGAAGATCGAGTCCCACACCAGCGGATCCACCATCAAGATGCCCTTGATGGGGTCATCGCCGGCAGCCGGGTCGCCCGGGATCTGGATCGGAGCCATCTTAATGGTCATCTCGTCCCAGATAGCGGCCAGTTCGTCGAGGTGCGACAGCTTCATGCCGTCGGTGGTGGCAACGTTGGCAAGCTGCGCGCCGCCTTGGGTCAGGCCAGCGCCGTTGGCAACCCAGTGACGGTTGAAGGTCGGGGCCTTGATGGGATTGACCATCATGTCGGCGAACTCGGGATCGTTCGCCAGGGGCAGCACCCAGTCGGTCCCGTCTTGTTGACCACGCGCACCGGCCAGCAAGGCCAGCGAACGCTGCCACCGGAACGCGGGGATGCCGCGCTTCAGCTGGGCCAGGGCGTTCAAACGCATGCTGTGCGGGGTGCGCTGCTGCGTCATCTTGCCGCCGGCCGACACCGGGATGGTGGCCATGTCCAGCACGATGTCCTTGGTGCTGTACTTCAGCGCGGCGCCACGGCCTTCGGCGTTGGCATCGCCCATGACAGGGCGCAGCTTCACGACGTGTGCGCAGTCGATCTGCACGGTGTCACCCGGGCCCTTGGCCAGGTCATCCACGCGCACCACCGGCATTTCAGTGGTGGTCTGCTGCTTCAGCTTGCGCAGTGCGGCGTCCTGGGTGGGCATGGGGCCGGTCAGCGCCGCAAGCGGGGTGGGCTGACGCACGGCCATCGCCGAGAGCGCCTTCGAATACTGCTTGTTCGCGAGGGCGGAGCCCTTGGGTACGGAGGTTGCGGACATGTTTCTTTCCTAACGTTGGTGGTCCTACAACTGCGGCAGCGAGGCGATGATTTGTTCATCGCTCATGCGGCTGTAGTCGTAGGCGGGTGCGGAGGCAGGTCCACCGCCACGGAAATCGCTGATGCCTTTCGGACCTTCGGTCGGGGCGGCGGCGATGACTGCGGCGGGGTCGGGGCGAGGTGCAGCGGGTGCTGCGGAAGGAGTGAGAGCAGGTGATGGCGTGCCGACACCGAACGCTGCGCGAGTGCGGCGAGCCGCCTCTTCGAAACGGTCAGTGACCGACCGGGCTTGCCAGTCGGGGTCGGCGGCCAGCGCAAGGTCGTACTGGATGGCCCGGTGAAACTTGTCCTGCTGGGCAGGGTCGTATTGCCAGGCCAGCAGGTCCGGCACCAGGTCGATCTGCTCCTGAACGGCTGGGTCGTAGCGCGGTGCGTCGAACTCGGCAGCGGGCGCAGGCGCGGGGGCCTGACGCCGGATGCTTTCCACGAGTTCGCGCTGGGTGCGCACAACCTTTCCCATCGCCGGATAGTTCGCTTCCAATTCGGCAAGTTCTTCATCGCTGACATGCGAGGCGGGCGGCGGCGCGGTCTTGCGCAGCTGCTCGTTCTCTTCGCGCAGGCGGGTCAGCTCGTCGCGGGCCTTCGCTTCCGACCGGCGGGACGCACGAAGCGCCGCACGCATGTCGCCTTGCGGCTTGGGAGCTTCGGGCACGGCCGGGGCCGGCGCAGCTGCGGTCTTGTCCACGACATCGGTCACGTCGCCGGCAACCGGGGCAGCAGGCACGGCAACGCCCGGTGCTACAGGTGCTGGGGCCGCAACGATCACCGGAGCTGCTTCGGCGGCCGGGGCGCCAGCCGGGTCGGCAATGTCTGCCGCGTCACCGGAATCTGGCGCGCCTTCGGGCACGATCTGGCTCAGGATGTCTTGCTCGCTGGCGTCAAACGCCGGGTGATGGGTTTCCATTCATTTCTCCTGCCGGTTACGGTCGGTCGCCGAGGCTTGAAGCCACCGTCCATGTCCACACCCAGCGCTTGGACGAGTCGCGCTGAGTGGCTTGCCGCGAAATACACACCCGGCGTGCGGCACACCGAGCGGCGGAAACAAAAAAGCCCGCGGTGAGGCGGGCTTCGTTGCTTGTTGGGAGAGGCGTCAGGCGGCCGTTTGCGCGCCTTCCAATGCCTCTGAAATGATCTGGTCTTCGTTGGCGGCCGGGGCTTGTGATGCCTGGACCTGCGCCATGGTCTGCGCTACTTCGGCCGGCCCGGCGCCAGCAGCAATCCGGCTCTCCACCAGATCGGCATTGGCGTTGGCCTGGCGGGCCTGGGCGCGGAACCGCTCGGCGCTGGCTACCTTCTCGTCGGTGACCGCCGCAGCCTGTTGCTGGGCCTGCTGGACCTGCTGCTGCTGTGCGGCCTGCTGATCGGCTTCGGCCTTGGCCCGGCCTTCCTTGTCGCCGGCTATGGGCTGGCCACTGGCCTTGCGCAGGTCGTCGGCCACCTGCTGGCGGTTCGGCAGCGTGGTGCTCTCGATGTAGGCGGGAGCCAGCACGGCAACCGCCGCCGGGTTGTTGCCCAGCGCCGAAATGATCTGCGTGACCTGGTTCTGCGTCTGCTGGCGGTATGCCGGCGTGTTGGGCGTGTCGGCCAGGGCGGTTTTGATTTCGGCATCGGCCACCTGGTTGACCGGCATGCCCTCGCCGTCCCAGGCGTTCAAAACCACCACCCGGCGGCTCTTGCCGACACCGATCGGCACACGCATGCCGGCCTCGCGGTGGTCCTCAGAGATCAGGTCGACCACGGCTTCGAACGTCAGCCGGCGCCCGGTCGTGTAGTTGTCGTTCATCTCGCCCATCGACTGCTCACCCTGCTCCACCAGGATGTTGTTGGCGACACCCGACGTCACGCCGGCCGGGCGCTGGCCGAGCTGGCTGGCATACCGACCGGCTGTGTCCTGGATCAGCTGCTTGCTGTCGGCCATCACCGTGAACTGCTCGGGCTCCGCAATCACGTAGCAAAGAGCGACCAGGCCGATGGCCATGGGCATGAACACCAGATGCCGCCAGCGTTTTGCCCACGGGAAAGTGAAGCGGCAGGGCAAAAAGTCATTGATCAGCACGTCGGCGATGGCAACCGCGCCAGCGGCGATCAGCGCTCCGATCACGAACCAGCCTTCCCTTCCCGACCGGTTTGCGATCTGGGCCAGGTAGCTCTCGGGCTCGGTCCAGGTCACCCAGCCGTTGGCGACCGTGGTGCAGGCGAAATACAGGCGCTCCAGCCAGTAGCGGGGCAGCCGGGGGCTGGAGGTGATCTCGCACATGTGCATGGGCGGCTTTCGGGAATAAAAAAGCCCGCACGAGGCGGGCGAACGGCTGACAAGGAAGTCGACCGAGGAGTTGGGGGCCGATCAGCCCCTGGCGGCTTTGGAGGAAGCGCTGTTGCCAGGGGCGTCACGGTGGCTGCGTCTTCGCCCGACGCTGCACGGGCCAGCCGGGGCCTTCCAGAACCGCATAGGTGAAGGCGGCAGGTCAGTTGGGTAAGGCTGGATTTGAAAATAGGCGCCGTCAGCGCAGAGGCGGTCTTCGTTCCCAGCGAATGGCGAAGCGGGCTCTGGCTGACGGCAACATTGGGTCACTGCTCACCTCTTTCGCACGAAGGGAGGTGAAACTTTCGGTTTCACACACCGGAGAAACCATGGATATCGAGTTGAGCGGTTACGTCGTTGTCGCCTACGCCATCAAGGGCGCAGACGAAAGGTTCGCACTGACGTTTGAGGCTGAAGAGTTTTCCAGCCCTGACAGCGATGGCGGCTTCGATAACTCTTCCGGGGAGTTGATGTACCGCGGCGTCTGGAACGGCTCTGAAGAAAACGTGCTGGTTCAGCTGACCTTTGCCGCTACTCGCGATGGCATCACAGAGCGGTCCTGGACCATCAGCGCCTTTGGGGATGAAGTGCTGATTGACCCTAACGTCGAGGAAGACCGCATCACCGCCAAATTTATTGACGACTGACAAACCCACGGAAACGAAAAAGCCCGCGTGGTGAACCAAGCGGGCTTTGATTTGAAGCGCGCATGCGGCGGCGCTACAGGTCGAATTCTCCTACATTGACATTCATTGCGTCAAGGTGTAAGTGGCTTAATCCACCTGCACCATCAGAGATGTGGAAATCAGATCAGAGACTGTTTCTTGCCCCAATCAAAAGAGGGAGCACTGTATTTACTTCCGGTGTTGGATTGGCGGTGGGCGTCACGAAGTCAAAGTGCGTGAGCAAAATTTCCATCGCGCTCGCAATCATGAAATGCGCCTTGCGATTTAAGTCTTCCTTATCTTTCTCCATCCATGCCAGCTGCAAAAACAAGGCGTGCGCTGCGCCATAAATAGCAGCTTGATCGCGAGGCGTGACGCCATTCACTACGCCCATGCTCGCGACATTCTCGATTTTTTGAATCAAAACTTTTGGATCAAACATAGTCTCACTCATCAATTGATTAAGAACCGATGATGCCATCCCGGCTCAGCTCTTGAATCAACTTGTTCCTGGCCTCGATCCGCAACACCGCCAGTTCTTCCCCGGCCGGCAGCCGCGGCGAGTTCCACACCTGAGCCGCGCTGGCCAAGTTTCGCGCCTCGAATGCGAGGCAGGTGTACCAGGGTTCCGGCGCGTTCGGCACCCGGTGGATGGCCTGGTCGAAGGCCTTCATTTCCTGCTTCAATGCCCTCGCCTCTTCGGCGCCGTTCTGCCAGTCGAAGTGCGTCGGTGCGCGGTGGTCGCGGCAGGTCGCGTCCGAGCCTGAGAATCCCCGTGATGGTCGGTAGTCGTTGGAATACTGGTGCCACTTGCTCAGCAGGTCATCGATGACCGCGTCGATTTCGATTTTCATGATGTTTGGTTCTCCCCCTCGATAACTCGCTTCACCGACGGATGTGCGCTGCGGATCCGGTTGAAGGTGTCGTTGATTGCTTTTTTGTAGACCGACCGAGCAACGCTGGTGCGCTGCAGGCCGTGGTAGCCGCCCTTCTCGTGCTCGGTCAGGTTGGAGTGGCAGGCCACGGTGGTTTCGCGATCACCGTTGCAGACGTCGGCCACCTGCAGCAGGCAGGCGCGGCCGCGGGCCATGGCCAGCAGATGCGGGTTGCGGCGGGCAACGGTCTTGGGCTCGGCGGTCAGTTGAGCCGGGCCGTGGGTGCCGCGCCGATCGGGTGGCGCCCATGCAATCGATGGCCGGCCAGGCTCCTCGACCTGGCGCACGCGGGCAGTTACGCGGCGGAACGTCATAAGCGCTCTCGCAGAGACAAAATGCCGTTTTCAAGATCGGGACCAGCTTTATGGCCGAGCGCATTAAAGAACTCACACGATTCAAAGCAGTTGACGCTACTGGCAACGAATTCGAAATCATCGAAACGAGTGTTCTGCCGCCATTCACCTATAACGCGCGAAACCGTGAGGCCCATCGCGAAATCGAAAGACGGTTCGCTTTGGTGGACGGCACGCCATTGCAACGGATTACGTGGCAACAGTTCCAGTTGGGCGACACGGTGCTTGTCCGCAGCTAACACTGAAATTTCGCAGCAACGCGACGTCATGCCCAGCCCTCCAAGATCTTGTCCATGAGCCAGTCGGCTCGGTCACGGTCCAGCTGTGGAAGGATGTGCTGCAGCACGCCGTCGATGGCAGCGCTGTAGAACACGTCGAAGTCGTCCTGCTCCATCTTGTCGAACGAAATGGAGTGCGGCACCTTGACGATCTCGCCAGTGGTGGGGTCGACCATCAGGTCGAAGAATCCGCCGCACAACTTCACGGCCACCAGCGCCTTCTCGGTGGTGTCGTAGGTCTCGCTGTTCTCGGCCACCAGGCTGAGCAGTGCGAACATCTTGCGGTGCTGTGCGCCGTTGCGCGGCCGGGCCCACTCGAAGCGCAGCCAGGTGCCGGGCTTCATGGTCTCCAGCTTGCGGCGGAACTTCGTCCAGGCGTCGTGATCGGCGAGCGTGGCGCCGCGCAGGCCGGCCGGGGTCTTGATCAGCATCGCCTTCATGGCTTTGCGACCTTGTGCGCTAACTTGGCGCTGGACACACTGCTTTGATGACCTACTTCTTCCACTCGCGAGGCTTCACCTTCTTTCCGAAGGCAGAACTGGTGGGGGCGACCTGGTTCCCGTACGTTGATGTCGTGAACTCGGACACGGGCATCGTTCCGCATCGCACCCTCGGGATTCACTCCACTGAGGTGGCCGCTATCCGCGCCGCACGGCGCGATGCGGAGAACTTGGCTGCAATGCTCAAGCGCCGTAGCACCGACCTCGATCCCCACTGACCATTCGCCCGGCTTGCCGCGGCGCTGTTCGTATTTCCAGCTGATGGACGGATCGCGGTCGTCGCGGCCCAGCCATTCGGCGACCTGGTCGACCGGGGCCTTCAGGCTGGCAGGCAGGTTGTCGTGGGCATCGAGGCCATTGCCCGGTGAGATGCGGCACAGCGTCACCGTCACCGGGCCGGCAGGCGGCTTGTGCACGGCCAGCATCCATGCCACGGCCAGACGTTCGTGCTTCACGCGACGGGCCCGGGCGCGGAAATGCTCGCGGTCGTTCTGGCCTGTGCCGGTGCGCAGGGGAACCAAAACTTTCATCGGAAAGCTCCTACACGAAGCTGTCGCGCCTCTTCACCGGTTGGCCGAGAAGTGCACGAGAAAATTTGTCGAATGACATCCGGAGACGACCATCCTCGAAAGCGCCAAAGCCTCTTGCCACCCGCTCGGATCCACCGCAACGACTTTGCTGAATCAATAAACGCACTGCACCGAGAGGAAGAGGCCGCTTCCCGCCGCCGGGCAGATGCAATGAAACATGCATTACGAGCCCGAGGGCTTAACTCGGACCCAGACGGGACACACTTCATGGCGGCACGCGCCAAGGCAATCGAAGCCCGGCGTATAGCGAATAAAGAACTCGAGCGCGGAACCGACGCCCGTCCGTCAGGGAGCGTCTCAGCAGAACCTGTGGGGAATGCCGCGCCCCGTGGAGAGCGGACGATTTGGGAGAAGCATCCACTCGTCGCACCAGCATTGGTCACGCTTGTGGTGCTGTCCGGCATCTGGGTTCTGGGGCCGCTGGTAGTTGCCGCAAAAATGTATTTCGAGGAACGCTGATTCATTGGTGCGTCCTTCTTGCGGACAGCATCCGATTCAGCCGCACCAGCTCGGTGGCTTCGTCGGCACCACCCTCGGCCGCTGCGGTGGCAATCGCCAGCTTCAGGCCATCCAGGGACGGCGGCACCTTCACGTAGCCGATGGCGGCGTCCCGGGCGGCGAGCATGTGCATCTGCACCTTCAGCCTCGCCTCGGCCGCGTATTTGCTGCGAAGGTCGGCGCTCATGCCGACGGCGGCCTGAGGGCGCGGCACCTTCGGAGGCGGCAGGTTGGCGGCACACAGGGCGACGAATTGCGGAAGGCTTGGCGGAAATTCCTTGTGCTTTTCCTGGCACTGCCGGAGAGCGGCCTTGATCACGTCGGCATCGAAAGGCCGCAGGCCATGCGACCAGATGCGGCGAGCGTTGGCTATGCCCTGGTCCTCTTCGAGTTCCTTGCCGTCTGGGCCGCGGCTGCCGGCAATGGCAACCATCACACCGGTGGCGAACTTGGTGAAGAACAGGTTGCCGTAGTAGCCGTGCATCACCATGAAGACGCGCTTCACGTCCGATTCGGCGATGGCTGGCGCCTCACCGGAAAACTGCCTGACATCCACTGCGCTGGCGACGGTTTTAAACATCGATGTAGTCCTGTTCTGGAGCGGTGTCGAAGATGGCCGCAGCTGCGCCGGCGTGGCGGTTTTGAGGCTTGAAGGTGCGGGCCTGTGCGGTCGACGGATCCGGCGGGGTCCATGCGTCCAGGTAGTGGTCACCTGGCCCGAAGAAGGTGGCAGGCTGTTTGATGAACTGCGGCTCGGTCTTCAAAACGGCGCAGAAGCGGGCATAACGCTCAACGCCGGCCAGCAAGTCGGCGGCTGCGATGCCGGCCTTCACCCGGGCAGTCCAGGCCTTCAGCGAGTCGGCCTTCGATGCGCCAGGTCGTTTCGGGTAGGCGGCCCAGGCAAGCTCGAACTCGGCCGAGTACTTTGCCGCCGTGTCTTCTGAACGTAGTGAAGAAGACTCTTCTCTCTTATCTTCTCTAGACCGCTTTTTGTCCGCATCCGATGCGGACAGTTTTCGGTCAGGCTTCGGACTGGACTCGGACTCCGAGCGCTCCTTGCGTTTTCGCTTGGTTTCAGTCGCGCGCCGCTTGGCAGACTGGCCGTTGTGCTCATCGAACTCAGGCAGTTCAAGACCGAATTCAGGGTCGTAAAACAGCCAATCGATACCCTGCATGGCATCCGAAAAGCCCGGCCATGCGATCTCTTCGTCCAGCGCTTTCGGGCTGTATCCCTTCAACAATCCGTCTTCTGTCTGCTCATCAAACAGACTCCAGACCGCATGCAGTCCACCGATCACCCGGAATTTGTCCGCATCCAATGCGGACGCCATGCGGACAACTTTCGGGTGACGCCGCAAATCGGCGCGCATCTTGATCCAGTCGCCGGCCATTAGATTGCCTCCCCTTGATCGCAAAGACCGTAGGACGAGCTGCAGGCCGCCGAGTCGGGCTCACCGAGCAGGTCAAATTGCTGGCCGCCGCGGGTGGTCTTACTCCACTCGATGCGGCTCCAGATATTGAGATCGGCAAAGATCACCCGGCGGTCCTTGGCCGTGTGCGCGTCGGCCATAAACGTCGAGAAACCACGCTTGCTGCAGCAGCCGACGATGTATTCCCAGTCGGAAATGCGCTGCGGGTGCTCCGGGAATCGCACGGCGATCTCTCGCAACTCGGGCTTGCTGCAGTTGATGCACGGCATGCAGCCCACGCGGCCCATGCCCTGGAGATAGAGCGGATTCGGCTGCACGCTGCGCCTGGCGCAGAAGCTGAAGACGTCGGCGGCAGTCCATGCGACGATCGGGCGGAACTGGTAAATGCCACGGCCGACGCGCTCGAACAGCTTGGCGTTTTTGCGATTCTCAGATTCGTCGCGGCGCACGCCCTGCCAGGAAATCACCCTCTGGCCGGCCTCCATCAAATCGAGCTGGAAGGCCACGGCCATGTTTCGCTTCAGCTCCTCGGTACAGAACTGCGCCTTGCGGCTTGGAAAACGACCCTTCCACATGCAGAGGTCCAGAAATGGATTGCCGCTGGGGTGCATTACGGCCAACGCGCGGCGCTTCGCTTTGTTTGTCCAGCGCACACGGCGACCGCCGCCAACCTTGACGGTCTTCTGGATGGGGCTACCCCTCTTGTTGAGCAGGATGGCGCCGCGCCCGTCGCGCTTCAGCACAGGGGTCACGCCGTCCACCTCAAAGACTGGCGTGGTGCTGTATTCGCGACGGTTGCGCACATCACGCGCGATGAATCGACGCTTGGCGGCCAACTGTTCGGTGAAGTCTGCCTTCAGGCGAGTGATGGTCACGCCAAGCGCTTGCTCCAGGTAACCCAGGTAGTCGTACGTGGCCTGGTGCTCGTTACCCGTGTCGCAGAAGATAGGCACGACGGAGCCTGCTGGGCAGCGCTCCAGCGCCAGAAGCAATGTGGCCGTGCTGTCCTTGCCACCACTCACGGAAATGACGTGCACGGTGCTCAAGCGACGTTCCTCGCATAGATGCTGCCGCCGGCCGTGCCGTGGCCGAACATGCGCTGCACCGAGCCGACAACGCGCACTTCTTTTTCGCGCAGTGCGCGGGCGTAGATCGAGCCGAAGGCCCGGCGCTCGCCAGGATCGATGCCGGCTGCTACGCAGGCCAGGGTCACCAGTTCGCCAGAGATAGGGCCGTGCTCGGCGATGTAGTCGAGAACGAAACGGTAGGCGCGCTCGGCGAAGTTCGGGCAGACGCCCTCTGCCTTCTCGGCGGCCAGGGTGGCACCGACGACACCGGCAGCGCGTGCGGCGTCCATCGGGATCGGCAGGCTCATGCCGAGTTGCATCTGATGGGTAGTCATTGCTCGCTTTTGAGTTACTGCAAAGTCACGCTTAGTGCGTCGAACGGTTGCCGAAGAGGCGCGCGATGAGTCCCGGCAAGGTCGCGGGGCGCTGGGCCTGTAGGGCGCGGGAGGCTTCCAGCAGAAGGCGCAGACAGGCGTCGTCAAACGACACGCCCCACTCGTCCGCCCTCTGCTGGATGGCCTGTCGCTCGGCATCAGGAAAGCCGCGCATGTCGATCTGGGTTTCGGTGAAGCTCACAGGCAAACACCTCACGCCGGACGCATGGAACCGAAGGCGCTTTTGTCAAGGCGGTTCGGAGCCAGAGAATTCATTTCATGACGCATCGCCTTCGCCTTATCCAGCAGCACCTGACGGAAGACAGCCGACGGTTCGCCGCCGAAGTGGTCGACCAGGAAATCCAGATCAGCCTCCTCGACCGGGTTGGCGCGAAGCAGAGCGACGGGCTTGCGGATGAGGGAGCGGTTGCGGAGTGTCATGACGGTTCTCGGGAGTTTTTGGTGGGAGGCGGCACGTCAGGCGCGCGGCGCGGAAAGGGATGGCTCAGCGCGCATGAAGCGGCAGCCGAGGCGATGGATTGGCTGCTTGGGCACGATCCGTTCGCCCGAAAAGATGGCGAGGAGCGCAGCGATGCTGGCAACGATGGCGGCGAGGCCGAGGAAGGTGGCCATGGGCTAGGCCTCCACTGCCTTGGTCGCGTCGCCAGCCCGCGTTTGAGAGACAATCCTGGCTACATCACGCGCCAAGTCCTTGTTGAGCATTCCGCCGGTGCGCTGCAGTTGCCGGGCGCACTCGTCGAGGAGCGCGAGGGCTTTGATCAGGTCTTGGGCCATCGCCTACACCCTGCCCTTCGCCAGCACGGCCATCCCGATGCAGATCAGGGCGGCGCGAACGACGAGTGCCAGGAGCTCGCTGCTGCGGGTGCGCTCGGGGAAGTGGTCCAACCACAAGGAGAGGGCGGACATGGCAGCGCCCCAAAGCAGCAGCAAGAGGACGATTGCGATGTAGCTCTTCATCGCTTAGCCCTCGGCCCTGGCGGGGTCGACCTTTATGGCGTCCTTGCGATGGAAGTAATCCAGCAACGGCTGAATCGTTTGCACGCCCGGGTTCTCCCGGTCGCCGTACACAAGCTTCCGAGGAAGTGTTTTTGCAACCCCTGCATCGGCAGCGATCTGCTCCCAGTTCGCCGGCCCGGCGGCGCGAAGTCGTTCGATAAGGGGCTGGAGAATGTTGCTCATATGCGGGCATTTTCCCCATACATGGGTGTATGTCAACCCACTTATGGGAAATCACGTCTTCACAATCCCTCTTATGGGTGCCCAATGAAAACGACGCGCGAAATACTTGCTGAGCACATCAAGAAATTGATGAGCGACCACGCGGTTTTGAGAACGAGCAAAGCTGTCGAAAGTGCGACAGCTGAGGCCGGTCTAAAGGTTGGTCGTAGTTCTGTCGATCGGGTGCGGCAGGCCTCCACCAATGTGACGCTCGACAACATTGAGGGGTTCGCCCAGGTCTTCCGCCTTCAGCCATGGCAGCTTCTGCACCCAACAAAAGGCGGACAGACCGGGCCGCAGGTCGTGACGCTCGCCGATGCGCTTCAAGTAATTGCCCGTGCCTTAAATGAGCTGCCCGATGACAAACGCGACCAGGCTGCCCTGCGGCTGCAGACGTTCGCGAGAGCGCCAGACAGCGCGAAGGCCTTGGCCCACGTTGCGGAGCTCCTGCACGTCACCGACATGGCCGCGCCTGAACCGAGTGCGGTTAAGGCCCTGATCACCGCGAAGGCGATGGTCAACACGCGAGACTTCGCAGGATCACCCTCTTTCGAAAAGAAGAATGAACCATCTGCCTGAGGTTTTTCAGGTTGGCATTGCGTCACCCGATGAGTTCGCTTCGCCGTATCGGTGGGTCAACTACGAGGAGGGCAATACTTGCCCGGTTTTGCATGCCCGCTTTGCGCTCCAAAATGGTCGCGTGTTCGACGGCTATGCGAAGCTGTTAGATCTCCAAACCGCAGCTGGGCAGGCCGAGTACTTGAACGAAATCACGGGCTGGCTGATCGCGAAGGCTTGTGGCCTACCCGTCGCGCCTTCTGCCTTTTTGGCGGGGATAAGCGCCTCGGATTTGCCGGACTGCAAGGCTGTTCGTGATGCGGTCTCGGGGTCTGGCTCGACCTTGTACTTTTTCTGCACAGAAGCTGTTTCTCCAAGCCAGGCGCGCGGCATCGTTGCCAACGAGGCGCTTGTAACTGAGCAATTTGCATGGCCGTTCTGTCATGCAACCATTGCGCTTGACGAGTGGCTCGGGAACGCAGATCGACATGTGCACAACTTTGTGAGACGGGCAAAAAACGACTTCGTTCTCATCGATCATGGCCAATTGTTGCGGCGCACGGATACTCCACCTTGGTGGCGTGCAGGCGAACTGTCATCGTTGCAAGAGACGTTTTTCGCGAACAAACTGCACTCAAATGTTTACCTGTACGCCAACGTCTCGGAGCCCTCCAAGGTAACGTTGGGCTACCAAAAAAGCACCCAGAGCGCGACAGCTCAAGGCGACAATATGCGCCGCGCACTTCATGAGATCGCTTACTGGTGCAAAGTGATCGCTCCGGGCCAAAGCGCCGAATGGCTTGCCTTCCTACTCGCTCGATGCGAGCAAGCAGACACACTTCTCTGCAAACGATTTGGACAACTTCAACTGAGCCATGCTTGAGATTCATCGGTTGCTGAACAAGCCGAAATCGCCGGTTAAAACCGAAGCGACTTGGCAAGTTGCGCGCCTGGAGCTTGACCAGGCCACAGGTGAGCGCTTGAACGTCGGTATCGTGGTCACGAGCGAGTCGCGGACGGTCGCCTACCGCTTTCTCCAGAACCTCAGCGCTCTGCGCTGCTTGTACAACGCCGACCAATTTGAGGACGCGGCGTTTTTGATCGATCAAGCAGAGCAATGCCTTGAGTCGGGGCAAAGGCTGCCCGAGGGCTGGAACATCACGCTCAGCGAACCGCTTTTTGCAAGGGGCGCAAGCCTACAGGCCATCGCGGATGAGTTGTATCAGCGCCTCGTGCCGCTGGCGGCTCGCGAGCAGCGGGAAGAACACCTCGACAATGATGACCACCCGCACGCTACTCGGAATGTGAAAGCGACCGTAAGGAAGCTCCTGGCCAAACACCTTCACATCAAGGAATCGCCCGAATGGTGGCACAGCAGACCGGTGCTGCAGACCGTATCCGGGCGGTCGATTCGCGCAGAAATCCAAGTGCTAGCCCCCTCTCCCGCTGGACTCATCACAGGTACGGTGGCATCAGCTTGGTACAAGACTGAGTACCACCGCAATGCCTCTCTAGATAAGGCAATTGCCGCGGCCCTGACAGCCGCGAAGCTGTTTCCGAGCGCGACGAATCGCGTATACCTTCTTGAGCCCACTTTGGCGGACGGCTTCAATGCCGGGGAGATCGAGACCATTCAGGCGAGCATAGAGTCGGTTCGCTACTTAGCGCAGGACCAAAAGGCTGACGTTGCTGTTTTCAGTACGGAGCGTGCTATTGCACAGCGGATTCTTGAGGATGTAGGCGCCCTCTAGGTCGTTTGAGCCTAGTGCCCAGCCGCCTCAGGGCGGCTTTTTTGTTTCCGAAAACTTTGGGCAAAAAGTCAATCAACCCCATAAATGGGTTGCATTGAACCCATTTATGGGTAATCATCCGTTCCATCAACCCGATGGAGCGCACCTTGCACACCAACACCCGCCCCCAGCCGGCCCTCCGCGCCGCCTACCCCGCCTCCCTGGCAATCCTTGCTGCCGCCGGCAACGCAGCGCAGATCGCTGCTGACTTCCGTTCGAAGCACGCGGTCGATGACTGCGACATGGAGGCCCTGGCAGCAGCTGCACGGCGCGCGGGTGCATATGACGAATCGCACCGCGCCTCGGTTGCGCCTCGCCGCCTGGTTGCGATGGGCGGTGTGGCATGAGCGCCGACAAGACCACGCTGCAGGTGCTGGTGGAAGGCCGTGCGCTGATTGCAGAGCCGGGCACCTGGACCACCGACGCTTATGCCCGAAACGATCAGGGCGAAGAGTGTGATCCGCTGGACCCGGCTGCCGCCTGCTTCTGCTCGCTGGGTGCCATCGCCAAGGTGATGGAAATGCCCGATGTCAGCGCAACGCTGGCTGTTGACGACGCTCCAGCCGCTGCCGTGCTGACCAAAGCGGCCGGCTTCTGGATCGCCGCCTTCAACGACAGCCGCACCCAAGAAGAAGTGCTGGCTGCATGGGATCGTGCCATTGCTGCGGAGGTCGCATGACCGCCCCCAACACCGACCGCCGCTCCATCGACCGCCGGCAAGACATGGCCGCCATGGGCGCCACGGCTGAGCAGTACCGGCACCGGGCCCAGCTGGCCGAGCAGCAGCGCGAAGAGTTGCGCGCCGCGCTGTTCGACTACGTCAAGACCATCGCCGAAGCTGGCGGCGGGGACAAAGAGCTGTTCATGGCTGCAATTCGCCAAGCCGACAACGCTGCGAGAGCCGTGCTTTCGAAGATGGGCGGTGTCGCATGAACCCCTACCTCCTGCAAGACCTCGATGACCGCCTGGGCAACCCGCGGTGGTTCTGGCCACTGATCTTCGTCCTACTGCTGGTCCTGTTCGGCCTGGCTGGTTCGTGCGATCTGGAATTGCTGCCATGACGCGCCACTACTGCGAAACCTGCGGCACCGATTGCGCTGGCCGGTGCTGGGGCATCAGCCGCCCCACCGACGTCCCACCGACTGCCGTGGAGGTCGACCCGCACCTTACCGCCGTCGTGTGGCGCCTGTTAGCGGTCGTCGGCTTCGCACTCCTTGCTGCTCTGGTGATGACCGTCAGCGCATGGGCCCAGTCCCTGCCGGCCACCGCCCTTTCCTGCCGCACTCAACACCCCAGCGCTGTGCAGCCCGCACGCCGCCGGCATCCATCTACCCAAACCGAAAGCGACCAGTGAGCAACATCGTCATTTCCCAGGCCAAGAAACTGGCCGAGTCCTTCGGCATCGAAGGCGAAGCCGGCGAGATCGTCGACGTCCTGAAAGCCACCGCTTTCAAAGGCGACGTGAGCCATGCCCAGCTGGCCGCGCTGCTGGTTGTCGCCTCGCAATACGGCCTCAACCCGTGGACCAAGGAGATCTACGCCTTCCCAGACAAAAAGAACGGAATCATTCCGGTGGTCGGCGTCGACGGCTGGTCTCGGATCATTAACGAGAACCCGCAGTTCGACGGTATCGAGTTTCGCTCGGCCGACACGATGGTGCGGATGCCGGGCGCCAAGTCCGATGCACCCGAGTGGATCGAGGTGTCCATCTTCCGCAAGGACCGCAGCCGGCCGACGGTGGTCCGCGAGTACCTGGACGAAACCTACCGCGAGCCGTTCAAGGGCCAGTACGGTGATGTGATCGGCCCATGGCAGACCCACCCGAAGCGCTTCCTGCGCCACAAGGCCACGATCCAGGGCGCCCGCCTCGCATTCGGTTTCGGCGGCATCTACGACCCGGACGAGGCCGAGCGCATCGCGGAAGCCAGAGCCGGCGAGCCCAAGTTCATGGGCAGTGTCGAGGTGGTCGAGCCAGCCACGCCGGCCGCTTGGCCGGATGACGCCTTCCAGAAGCGACTACCCAACTGGCAGAAGGCTGTGGACAGCGGGAAAAGCGCTGACGAAATCATCAGCTTTGCTGAAACAAAAGGCCTGCTCAGCGATGCGCAGAAGGCCGCGATCCGCGCACTGAAGCCCTCGGTGGCTGAAGCCTCCAACGTGACCTTCGCCCAGGTCAGCGACGGCATCCGTCTCGCCACCAACGTCGACCAGCTGAACGAAGCCGCCGACCTCATCGGCGAGGTCGCCGACCCCCAGCAGCGCGCCGAGCTCACCGCCGCCTACGACGCCCGCCTTCCCACCTTCGCCTGAGGAACCCACCATGCAAACGCACAAGCTCCAACAGGGCACGCCGGAATGGCACGCCCACCGCGCCACCCATTTCAACGCCAGCGATGCACCGGCCATGATGGGCGTCTCGCCCTACGAAACCCGCTCCGAACTGGTCAAGCGCCTTGCCACCGGCATCGAGCGCGAGGTGACGGCCGAGATGCAGTTGATCTTCGCGGAAGGCCACCGGTCCGAAGCACTGGCCCGGCCGCTGGCGGAGGAAATCATCGGGGACGATCTGTACCCGGTCACCGGCACGAACGGCAAGCACTCGGCCAGCTTCGACGGCCTGACCATGGATCGGTCGGTCGCCTTCGAGCACAAGAGCCTCAACAACGTCCTGCGGGACGCGATGGTCACCACGGACGGTGCTGCGCTGCCGCTTCAATACCGCGTCCAGATGGAGCAGCAATGCCTGGTATCTGGCTGCGAGAAGGTGCTGTTCATGGCGTCGAAATGGAACGGCGACTGCCTCGAGGAAAAGCGCGAGGCCTGGTACATGCCTGACCTGAAGTTGCGGGCGCAGATCATGGCCGGCTGGACACAGCTGGAAGCCGACGTTGCGGCATATGTGCCCGCCGACGTTGTCGCCAAGGTGATCGCGGCGCCGGTGCAGACCCTGCCAGCCGTTTCTCTTCGCCTGAATGGCGCACTCACGGTGGCGTCCAACCTGCCTGAAATATCGACCGCCCTGCGTGCCTTCATCGACCGGATGGTGCCGAAGCCGGCCACCGATCAGGAATTCGCAGATGCAGAAGCGGAGTGCAAGGCGCTGAAGAAGGTCGAGGACGCCCTCGAATCCGGCGAGACCGCCGCCCTGGCCGAACTGGGCGACGTCGATGCCATGCGCCGCATGGTGGCTGACCTGCGTGGCCTGGCCCGCACCACCCGGCTGGCTCGCGAAAAGCTGGTGACCGCCGAAAAGGAAAACCGGCGCCTGCAGATCGTCACAGACGCCGGCCGGTTGCTGAAGGCCCATGTCGAAGCGCTCAACGTGCGCCTCGGCAAGCCATACATGCCACCGGTGCAGGCTGACTTCGGTGCCGCCATCAAGGGCAAGAAGAACCTGGACAGCATGCAGGATGCGGTCGACACGCTGCTGGCCAACACGAAGATCGCGGCCAACGAAAAGGCCGACCTGATCCAGGCCAACCTTACGACGCTGCGCGAGCTGGGCGGCGAGCACAAATTCCTGTTCGCCGACGCCGGCCACCTGGTGCTGAAAGCCAACGACGACCTGACTGCACTGGTCAAGACCCGGATCGCCGAACACCAGCGCCAGGAAGAAGAGAAGGAAGCCGCCACCCGAGAACGCATCCGCCGGGAGGAAGAACATCGGGCCCAGCAACGAGAGCGCGAACGGCAGGCCGAGCTGCAGCGCCAGGCGGACGCCGCCGAACGCGAGCGCCAAGCAACCGCCCGGCGAGAGGCTCTTGACACCGAGGCCCGCGCTCAGGCCGGCATCGCCGAAGCGCGCGCCACCGCCGCGCTGCCCGAGCCGCTGCTGGAAGCGCTGAGCGACACGGCCGCGCACGTCCGGGCAGAAAAGGTTTCCGAAATCGACGCCGGCCAGGTCATCGCCAGCGCCCAGCGGCCCGCAGCAGCACCGGCCCCGGCCGCCGACCAACCCGGCCCGGCCACGCTTCTGATCGGCGGCATCAACCGCCGTCTCGGCTACGACGTCAGTGCCGTGTTCCTGAAAACGCTCGGCTTCGAGCCGGCGCGCATCGACGGCGCCCGTCGCTACTACCTCGACAGCGACCTACCCCGCATCGGTCGCGCCATCGCCGCGCACACCCTGCGTGTCACTGAAATGGTGGTGGCCTGATGGCATCGGTCAACAAAGTCATCGTGGTCGGAAATCTCGGCCGCGACCCGGAAATGCGCTCCTTTCCAAGCGGCGACCAGGTGGCAAACGTCACGGTGGCCACCACCGATCGCTGGCGCGACAAGACCAGCGGCGAGATGCGTGAGGCGACCGAATGGCATCGCATCGTCTTCAACGGAAAGCTGGCCGAGATCGTCGGACAGTACCTGCGCAAGGGCTCGCAGATCTACGTCGAGGGCTCGCTGCGCACCCGCAAGTGGACCGGCCAGGACGGCGTTGAGAAGTACAGCACCGAGATCCGTGCTGACCACATGCAAATGCTGGGCAGTCGCCAGGGTGGCGGAGATGACGGGCACGAAGCCGCGCCAGCACCACCCGCCCGCCGCGCTGCACCACCTGCTGGTCGCCAGCCGGCTGCCGCACCCCGCCCTCCCGCTCCATCTCATCCGCGCTCGACCGGCTTCGATGACATGGACGACGACATCCCGTTTTGAGGAAGTGACGATGCACCAGCTCACAAATCACAAAAGCCTCAGCACCTCCAGCATGAGGTCGATCACGTCAACGGCATTGCTGAACCAATCCGCCCAGGTGTTGGACTTCGCCTCAGGCGCCGGCTTTTCTCCAGCGATTCCGAAATGCATCGTGGCTCCTGGGCTGACACAGGATTCGAAGCATACGGGTTTTCACGTAGCGGGGAGAGGTTGGCCGGACGCCGCGCGAGTTTGCAGCCCGCAACCACCGTTTGTTCCCCTAAGCCCTTTTGAGCCGGTCGCTATCCAGCTGGTCGATCTGCAGCAGCAATTCATTGATCGCTTTTTCAGCCAAAAGGTCGCCGGTGATCTTCATCGGAAAACTTCCCATGAACAGTTCGTGGAAAGCGGCGCCGCTGGCGTCGACACGCGCCTGCCAGTGACACACGCCTTTGCCGTCAGGAATCAGCTCGAGCCGGTAGGCAATCTGTTTACCGGTGTGAGCCTGGATATGAGTTCCTGTGATCGGGAACATGACCACCCCAAGTATTTGGACGAGCCAGTATTTAGCAAAGAACCTTGCACAGCGCTTGCAACGCAAAAAAGTGTTCTCTATATCAAACGCGTGCAACCGGCGCGTTCGAATTCAGTCGTCGCTTTTCTTGTACAGCTTGGCACGGTGCCGCTGTTGCTCCGTGAACTCGGCAAGGCCAATGTCCCAAGTTTTGGTAAGCAGCGCTCCGTCCTCCGTGACTTGGACAAAGTGCACAGTCTGCGGTTGACCCGCCGGCCTGCTGCCGGGCGCCGCGCACCGCTTGCATTCGACATCGAAGTAAACCTGAACATTTCCGAAATTCACAAGGTATTCGGCGGGCATGGCTGTTCCTGGAGTGGTGCGGGATTAAACGGCAAAGCGCACAGATCAAAAAGCTTTATCGAACGGTTCGAGTGGCTGAAGCTTGAAGTGGTCTTGAAAGTCGCGCATTGCCGCATCCCGTATCTCCTCCTCACTTCCTCCCGAGACGTCGCCCCCAGACAGTGGGCGCCACTTGCCCGATTCGTCCTGGGTTTGGCCGTGCCAACGACCTACGCCAATTCCTATAGCAAGGAAAACTACAAAACGGACGCTTTTTCCCGTCGCATCCTTCAAGGCTCCTTCGAACTTAATCTTCGTTTCCAAAACAGCGCTCCCTTGGTTTGCGCCGACAGTAGTCACTCACAGATAGACGACTGCGTAGGAGGAAAACTCACACCCGCGTCCGGCGTGAAGCATTCGCGTTGCAACGAAAGGGCTTCAGCATGAAACGCGACGACTTCACCATGCCGCTCGGCTTTGCCGACGAACTCATCATCGACAACTTCGCCGGCGGTGGCGGCACGTCCACCGGTCTGGAAGCCGCATTCGGCCGGCCGGTCGACATCGCCATCAACCACAACGCCGAGGCGCTGCGGATGCACGCGGCGAACCACCCGCGCACGCTGCACCTGTGCGAAAGCGTGTTCGACGTGGACCCCATCAAGGTCACCCGCAACCAGCCGGTCGGGCTGGTGTGGCTGTCGCCGGATTGCAAGCATTTCAGCAAGGCTAAGGGCGGCAAGCCCGTGGACAAGAACATCCGTGGTCTGGCCTGGATCGCCCTCCGCTGGGTTGTTCGCACAAAGCCGCGCGCTTTCATGCTGGAGAACGTCGAAGAGTTCCGCTTCTGGGGACCGCTGCTCCTCGACGAACTCGGCAACGCCCGACCCGACCCGGCGCGCAAAGGCGAGACCTTTGACGCCTTCCGGCTGATGCTGTCGACCGGCATCCCACTGGAGCGCCGAGAGTTCTATGCAGAGGCCATCGCGGAGATGCGCTCGGTGCTGTGCGAAGGCCCGCTGGCCCTGACGGATGCAGAGGTTGCCCAGTTGCTCAACGGCATGCGCTACGACCTGGACTGGTCGGACCTGCGTGCCTGCGACTACGGCACGCCAACGATCCGGAAACGCTTCTTCATGGTTGGCCGCCGCGATGGCCTGCCAGTCATCACCCGCCCACTGGTCACCAACGGTGCACCAGGCAGCCGCGATGTGCTGGCCGGCCGCATGCTGCCCTATCGGACCGCCGCCGAGTGCATCGACTGGTCTATCCCTTGCCCGTCCATTTTCGAGCGCAGCCGGCCGCTGGCTGATGCGACGCTGCGCCGCATCGCCAAGGGAATCATGCGGTACGTGGTGGACGCGGCCGCGCCCTTCATCGTTCGCATCGGCCACACCGGGCATGGTGATAGCGGCAAGGTGTGTCAAGCCAGCGACCCGCTGACAACCGTCACGAGCAAGGCCGAACACCTCGCCATCGTGCCAACGCTGATCCAGACCGGCTACGGTGAGCGCGAGGGCCAGGCTCCCCGTGCGCTGGACCTGCATGCGCCGCTGGGCACTGTGGTCGGCGGCGGCGTGAAGCACGCCATGGTGTCGGCCTTCCTGGCCCAGCACAACAAGGAACGCACCGGCGTGAAAGCCGGCCGCATGGTCGACGCGCCGATCAGCACGATCACGGGTAGCGGCAGTCAGCAGACCGTCGTCACGGCGGCCCTGGTGGGCGTCGGTGCCCGAGCAGGCCAGAGCCGGCCCCGCGGCATGGAGGAACCCATCGCCACGGTCACCGCCAAGTACGACACCGCCCTAGTGGCTGCGCACCTGGTGCACCTGGGCCATGGCGAGCAGTCGGCCAACGGTGCAAAGCGCTGGAGCCACGGCGTGCGCGATGTCGAAGTGCCGCTCAACACCATCACGGCCAGCGGCGCAGCGGCTGGGCTGGTCACCAGCAGCCTGGTCAAGCTGCGCGGCACCAGCCAGGACGGCCAGCCGGTGGACGAACCGCTGCACACGGTGAGCGCCCAGGGCCAGCACTTCGCCGAGGTGCGCGCCTTCCTCATCAAGTACTACGGCAGCGACCAGGCGCCGGAGATGGGCGAGCCACTGCACACGATCACCACGAAGGACCGCTTCGGCCTGGTCACGATCCACGGTGAGGAATACCGCATCGTCGATATCGGCCTGCGCATGCTGACACCGCGCGAACTTTTTCTTGCCCAGGGCTTCCCGGCCAGCTACGTCATCGGAGACGACCCGGCACAGGGCCTGAGCCTCACGAAGAGCGCCCAGGTGCGCATGTGCGGCAACAGCGTCTGCCCGCCGCTCGCCGAGGCACTGGCCCGCGCCAACTTCGCCCACGAGGCAAAGATCGCCGGAAGGATTGCCGCATGAACGACGCCTACGAATCCTTCCTGCGCCAGAAGATCAAGCTGGCCAACTTCAAGGGCTTCGAGGTGGCCGAGGCCGAGGTGAACCCACGGCTCAAGCCTCATACCCGCGACGTAGTGCGCTGGGCCGTCCAAGGCGGCAACCGGGCGGTGTTCGCATCGTTCGGCCTGCACAAGACGGTGACCGCGCTGGAGATCCTGCGCCTCATCGGCATTCACCGGCCGGGCCTTCGCCTGAACGTCTGCCCGCTGGGCGTGCGCCAGGAATTTACCGGCCAGGCCGTCGAGCACTTCCACGGCGAGTTCGCCATCGACGTCCGCTTCATCCGCAAGGACAGCGAGATCGATGACCCGGCCATCATCTACCTGACCAACTACGAGTCGGTGCGCGAAGGCAAGGTCACGCCCGGCCTGTTCCGCGCCACCAACCTCGATGAGGCCAGCGTGTTGCGCAGCTACGGCAGCAAAACCTATCAGGAGTTCCTGCCGGCCTTCGCGCCGGTCGAATTCAAGTTCGTCGGGACGGCCACTCCGAGCCCGAACCGCTTCAAGGAACTAATCCACTACGCCGGCTACCTGGGTGTGATGGACACCGGCCAGGCGCTGACCCGCTTCTTCCAGCGTGACAGCGAGAAGGCCGGCAATCTGACGCTGTACCCGCACAAGGAAGAAGAGTTCTGGCTGTGGGTTGCCAGCTGGGCGGTGTTCATCCAGCGGCCGAGCGACCTGGGCCACAGCGATGTCGGCTACGACCTGCCGGCGCTCGATGTCCGGTACCACGAGATCCCCAGCAACTACGAAGCGGCCGGCGTCGAGAAAAACGGTCAAGGCCTGCTGATACCCGATCTGGCAATGGGCCTGTCGGCTGCCGCCACCGAGAAGCGCGACAGCCTGGATGCCCGGGTGGCCAAGGCCGCCGAGCTCGTCGCCGCGGATCCGGCTGACCACTTCGTGATCTGGCACGACCTCGAAGATGAGCGCCGAGCCATCCAGGCGGCGGTACCGGACGCGGTGAGCGTGTGGGGCACCCAGGATCTGGATGCACGAGAGCAGCTGATCGTGGACTTCGGCAACGGCCTGCACCGCGTGCTGTCCACCAAGCCGGTGATCGCCGGCAGCGGCTGCAACTTCCAGCGGCATTGCCACCGCGAGATCTTCGCGGGCGTCGGCTTCAAGTTCAACGACTTCATTCAGGCCGTCCACCGGGTGCACCGGTTCGGCCAGACGAAGCCGGTTCGTATCGACATCGTGCACACCGAGAGCGAGCGGGAGGTGCTGCGCACCCTGCTGGCGAAGTGGGCGCAACACGAAGAAATGGGGAAGAAAATGACCGAGATCATCCGCAAGTTCGGCCTGAGCCAACTGGCCATGCAGGAGACGCTGGCCAGGACCATCGGCCTGCAGCGCGTCGAGGTGCACGGCGACCGGTTCACGGTGGCGAATAACGACTGTGTGCGCGAAGCCCGCCTGCAGCCGGAAAACTCGGTGGGCCTGATCGTCACCAGCATCCCGTTCGCCAACCACTACGAATACACGCCCAGCTACGAAGACTTCGGACACACCGAGGGCAACGAACACTTCTGGGCGCAGATGGACCACCTCACGCCCGAACTGCTGCGGATCCTGCAGCCGGGCCGTATCTACGCATGCCACGTCAAGGACCGGATCAACTTCGGCAACGTGACCGGCTTCGGCCTGCCGACCTCCAGCCCTTTCCACTGCGAGGCCACGATGCACGGCATCAAGCACGGCTTCGACTACCTGGGCATGGTGACGGTGGTGACGGACGTGGTGCGCGAGAACAATCAGACCTACCGGCTGAGCTACTCGGAAATGCTGAAGGACGGCTCGAAGATGGGTGTCGGCTCGCCGGAATACATCCTGCTGTTCCACAAGCCGCAGACCGACCGGACGAAGGGCTATGCGGACAACCGCATCGCCAAGACCCGGGCGGAATACAGCCTGGCCCGCTGGCAGGTCGACGCGCATGCTTTCTGGCGCTCGAGCGGCAACCGGCTGATGTCGGCGGAGGAAATGGCGCGGCTGAAGCCGGGCGACCTGGTGAAGACCTTCACCGAATTCAGCCTGGCCAACGTCTACGACTTCGACTACCACTGCGAGGTCGGCGAGCGCCTGCAGGAGCGCGGCGCCCTGCCGGCGACGTTCATGTCCCTGGCGCCGGGCAGCGCCGACCCGGCCGTCTGGCATGACGTGAACCGCATGCTGACCCTGAACAATGAGCAGTCGAATCGCGCCGTTGAAAAGCACGTCTGCCCGCTTCAGTTCGACATCGTGGACCGGGTGATCGAGCGGTACAGCAACCCAGGCGATGTGGTCTACGACCCGTTCCATGGCATCGGCACGGTGGGTGTGCGCGCCATCAAGAAGGGCCGGTATGCCCGCGGCTCGGAATTGAGCCCGGCTTACTTCAAAGACCAGCTGCACTACCTGCGGGCCGCCGAGCGCGAGGTATCGATGCCGGACCTTTTCAGCCTGGAAAGGGAGGCCGCTTGATGAAACTAAAACTACGGACGAAACCGCACGAATGGCTTGGACTTGTCCATCCAATCCTCGCGAAGAACAGCCAGCTGCTTTATGTCGGCGTCCACTTGCTCCCAATTTGTCGGCTCGCCTTCCATTGCGGCCTCCATTTGGCGCAGGTGTTCGTCCGTGGCGTTTTTCCAGGTCCAGTACGCGGTCACCATTTCTTCGTGCGTTGCAGCCATTCAAGCCTCCAGTTGGGACGACCAGTATGACCACGCTGACTCTCCCGCTCAAGGCCACCTATTTCGACCAGATCGCCGCCGGCACCAAGCCAGAGGAATTCCGGCTGGCTACGCCGTACTGGAGCAAGCGTCTGGCAGGCCGCACCTACGACCGCATCGTGTTGACCAAGGGGTATCCACCGGCCGGCGACACCTCGCGCCGCATGGAGCTGCCCTGGCGCGGGTGCCGGCTCACCACCATCACCCACGAGTTCTTCGGCCTGGATACGGTCGAGGTGATCGCCATCGCGGTAGCGGCACCCTCCCCCACCGCTACTGACGTCTCACAATATTCCAAGCCTGATCGGGCTCCAGGTGAGGATGGGTTTCCATATGGCTGAATTACCTGTTCGCGTGCAACTGAGCCGCGCAAAGGGCTGGCGCATGCCGGCCAACACAGTGAAGGTCGACCGCACGACCCGGTGGGGCAACCCCTTCCACACGCACGGCGATGGCGTGCCGATGGACCAGGCCCTGGCCGTCGAGTTCTTCCGCAAGCAGATCGACACCACGGGCGGCTTCGTCGGCCGCACACGGCATGGCCCGGCGTTCATCTCCGTCGCCGACATTCAGCGCGAACTGCGCGGCAAGTCGCTGGCCTGCTGGTGTCGGCCCGGCACGCCGTGCCATGCAGATGTGCTGCTGGAACTGGCGAACGAAGGAACACAGAAAGGAGGCGGCTTATGAAATGCCCAGCCTGCACAAGCGGCGAAAACCGCGTGATGACTTCACGGTCCGGCAGCGCCAAGATCAGCCGCCTGCGCTGCTGTGGTGCCTGCGGCCACCGCTGGACAACGGTCGAACTCGATGCCTCCAACCTGGCCCGCATGGAATCGGCTGTCGACGCCGTGCGCGCATTTGCCACCCTCTCGAAAGAAATCAGCGATGGCGCGACCGCGCTCGGTTAACCGGAAGATCCCCGACCTGCCGCGGGGCATGCGCAAGGACGGAGACCGTTGGTATTGGCGGGGCACCGACCTGGCTACCAAGGAAATCGAGACAACGCTTCGCGCCCGGGGCATGAAGATGTTTTGCGGTGTCACGCCCATCGAGGCGCGCCTATGGTGGGAGAAGCACGTATCTCCTGCGCTGGCGGCCCTGCTGCCCGCTGACGACGTAGCCGGCACTGTAGAAGAGATCCTGCAGAAATATGAAGCGGACGACCTACCGGGTTTCAAGCGCGAACTGACGCGCGTGGAATACCAGGGGCGCATCCGCCGGCTGCGCGAGAAGTTCGGCGCTATGCGCTACGCACGCAACGACACCGAGGCGCTGCAACCGACTAGGCTGCGAGCCGTCACCATAACCAAACACCTCCACGACAACCGGGACCGAGGATCGTCGGCGAACAAAGACATCCAGCTGCTGTCTCGAATGTTCCGACTGGCGCGTGTGCGCTGGGGCCTGACGACGCACAACCCGTGCGAGGCCATCGAATATCTGCCGGAGAGCCCGCGCGACCAATACGTGAGCGACACGAAGTACAGCGACATTTATGAAGCTGCCAGCCCGATATTGCGGTGCATGCTTGAAATCTCCACCCAGACCGGCGCTCGGGTGGGGATGATTTTCGATATCCGGCTGCAGGACTTCAATGAGCAGCAGCTTGAATTACGCGTCACGAAAAAGCGGAACGAGCGCGGCCATGTTTCGAAGCCGTACCTCATGACGCCCGACCTGCGGCGTGCACTGGTGGCCGCCGTCGAACTACGCAAAGCGAATCGCGGCGGCGCGGCCAGCCTGCCCAGCGATTACCTGTTTATTACGAAGCAGGGCAAGCCGTACAGCAAGGAGTCATTTAAGCGGCTGTGGGCCAATGTGCGCGAAAAGCTGGGCCTGGGGCCGCGCGAAATCACCTTTCACGACATGCGCGCGAAGGCAGCTTCGGACAGCAATTCGGACGGTGATGCGCAGGACCTGCTGCACCATGAAGACGTCAAAGTGACGAAGCGCGTTTACCGCCGGAAGGTGCCAAGTTCCACGCCGCTGCCATCAGCGATCGGAGGCAGAAACAAGGCCTAAAACATGGCGCGTTTGTCAGACGGCCTTTTGAATTTGTCAGGAACAAAAGAAAAAGGGTCAGGACTTTTGGTCCTAACCCTTTGATTTCCCTGAGGAATATATGGTCGGCGTGGTGGGATTCGAACTCACGACCCCTTGCACCCCATGCAAGTGCGCTACCAGGCTGCGCTACACGCCGAGCCTCAAATTCTAG